CAACCATATGCCCGGATGGCGGAATTGGCGAGACGCGCTCGACTCAAAATCGAGTACATTGATACACTGTGGGTTCAAATCCCACTCTGGGTACCATTTTTAGACGTTTACAGCAAATTTTGATAGTAATCAAAGTGTCGTTGGTTCGATCCCAACATTGCAAGCCAATAATTTTGCAGTTCGCCCAGTAGGTAGGGCATTTGACTAAAAAGAACGTCTAGTTTTATATAATTAAATTGGGGATTGGTGTAATGGCAGCACGGCGGACTCTAAATCCGTGAGCCCCCTGAAGGCGTAAGTCAGGGTTCAAATCCCTGGTCCCCAGCCATTATATTTAGACACAACCAGCAAGTTATTTGTATTGCTAATAGAGAATTGATACGACTAAATTGTGTCTAGTTTAAGTAAAAATATAAGCGCCTATATGGCGCTTTCTTTGTATAAGGAGTGATTCCCATGGCTGTTTAGGGTGAAAAAATTTCATATTCTGAATTATTAAATTGGTATGAAGTATTTAATAATCTTGCTACCAATTATAGTGAAAATGTTACCGCTTTATCAATTCCTGTTTCTGGTAAAAAGGCTGAGCCTTCAGATATTAATAACCTTCATGAAAAAATTAATCAATTTCGTTCTGATACTTATCTCGGCACAAAGGCAGAATGGTTCCCTATTGGAACTGATGTAAGTAAAAATGAATATATTCGCGCTATTGACCCTACTGCTATTCTTGGCGTAGTTTCTAATGCTACTTTAGTAAAATGTCGAAATGTAGCTACTAATACTTGTGGCGTTCATGGCAGTGGTTCTTTAAGCCACGGCAGTAAAGGGAATGGTACGTGGGGCAATACACAAAAATCTTGTGGCACAAAGTCGCATGGAGACTGGCACAATGAAGGTAATACCGATGGATGGTATTCTAGTGGTAAGAAAACGAATGGATGGTGGAGCCATAGTACCCGCAGTTGCGGAGAGCATGGTTGCGGCACTAATAATCATGCCAGCAAAGGCAACACAACTGTAATTGATATTACCTGTGTCCATTCTACAAAAGTTAATCAAGCCTAAGGAGTATTATGGAACATCTTTATAAAAATCTTTCTACTGTAGTTTTTTATACTTGCGGCACCTGTAATCTTAAATGCCGTTATTGTGGTATTAATAAAAATCCAATATTAAAAGATATAGATAGTGCTCTTGCCAAAAGTTTTGAAGGAGATTATTACTTTCGACGAGTAAAAGATTATTTCCCCCGTAAAGATATGCTACTTAACTTTGAAACTTGGGGCGGCGAACCTTTTCTCCATATGGAGCGTTTATATCCAGTTTTAAAAACTCTATTGGATTATTATCCTTACTTACAAAATGGTTATTCTTCTACCAATTTTTCTTTTGAAAATTGGAATGAAAAATTTTTTGGTTTAATGGACTGTTTTGGACAATATCCAAATCGCTTATTTAAATATTGTCTACAGCTTTCAGTAGATGGCCCTGAATATATTAACGATGCTGGCCGCGGAACAGGTGTAACTAAAAAATGCTTGGCTAATTTTAATAAATTAGTAGCGCTTTTAGCGGCGGGCCGCCTACCTAAAAATGTAGACCTAACCATTACCCTAAAGGGAACTTTAGATAATGACACTATTAAACAACTTTGTCAAAAAGATAAGATTATAGAGTATTTTCAATTTTATGAAAATAATTTTATAAATCCTATCAAACAACTAAATTTATCTAATGTTGATATCATTCCCACAATTCCTAATACTGCGGTCCCTTCTCCTGTTACTAAAGAAGATGGAAAAATCTTTGCTAAACTAGTTAAGCTTTGTCGCGAAATCGAAGAAGAGAATAAGACTTGTAATTATTTTAATTATTATAATATAATTACACCTTATTATAGTAATATCTGCCAAAATTGTTTAACCTACAAATATGGTTGGCATACTTGCGGCACAGGAGATAGCGTTATCGGTTTATTACCTGATAATATGGTTTCTACCTGCCATGAGGGTTTTACCCAAATTGTAGAAGAATATCAAAAATTAGCGGCACAAGATAAGAATCTTAATTCTACGATTACTTTCGATAAATTTAGAGATGAACAAGCGATTAGTTTATGCGTCGATGACGAAGGATTTTATGAACATCACTATAAAATGTCTTTATATCAACACGATGATGCCACAGCACGTGTCGCAACTAGTGCTAGTTTAATTGTAGCATTAGCTCTTGCCAAACAAATTGATGAATGCTATATTAATCAGACTAACGCTTTAAAGGCCGCGATTTTTATTCAAAGTCATACTTCTTATTGTATTAAAGACAACTACAATAAGACTGGTTCTTACACTCTACCGCCCGTAGGTTTATATAAATTATTACTTAACGGTGCGATGGAATACATACAAGGAGAAGGAGAACTAAAAGTTAATGATGTTAGAAAAGACTAAAAATATATTTCAAAAGGAGCAAGATGCTCTTTTACAAACTGTCTTGGGGCTAAGATTCTTAGACCCCTGGACAGATAAAGAATATGATGATTTCTCATTGGTAGCAGATGCTAACCTAGAAATCTTTATTACTAGCGCTTGTAATCAAAAATGCGAATATTGCTATCTAATTAAACATAAAGATTTATATCCGCAAGAATTTCGAGATAAAAGTTTAATATTAGATAATTTAAGAAAATTATATGATTGGATTTATGATAATAATTATCATATCCCTCTTTGTACTTTTTTCTCTGGTGAAATTTGGCATATCAATTTTGGTTTGGAAGTATTAGATATTACTTTAGAATATTTAAAGAAGGGAATTAATATCGATAGATTTATGATTCCTTCTAATTGTTCTTTTGTCTTAGATGAATCTCAACTAGAAAAAATTCAAACCTATATTGATCTATTTGATAAATATGGATATCCTCTACAATTTTCTATTTCAGTAGATGGCGCTATTTTAGAATCTGAAACGAGACCATTAAATAATGGAATTGCCAAAACAGAAGATTATTATGATAGATTATTTCTATTTGCTAAACATAATAATTATTATTTTCATCCAATGGTCAGCGCCTTTAGCGTGGAAAAGTGGATAGAAAATTACAAATGGTGGGAAAAACAATTTAACAAATGGGATATGAATATTTCAGCCTTAATGATGTTAGAGGTTAGAAATGATGATTGGACAGAAGAAAAAATCACCGCTTATACATCCTTTCTTAATTTTTTAATTGATAAATATTTTGAAGAAGAATGTGGAAAAAATGTAGAAGTGTTTTCTAATCGTCTAATGAATATTCGCAATTATATTCCACAAAAAATTCATCCTGCCGAATTAGCCGGTTATACTCCTTGGGCATTACCAGAAACTGACAGTTTTATTGGTTGTACCTGCGCTAATGAACTAACTGTACGGCTTGGCGATTTGGCAATTATACCTTGCCATAGATTGGGATATAATAAATATAAATATGGCAACTTTACATTAAAAAATAATCATATTGACACAATTGAAGCAAATAATCCTCAAATGGCAGTTAAAATCTTAATGAGCAACTTTAATCTTGCTAGTTTTGGTTGCGATACTTGTTTATTTAATCATTATTGCCTTAAAGGGTGCTATGGTAGCCAATATGAAAATATGGGCGATCCATTTATTCCTGTTCCGAATATTTGTAACTTCTTTAAAAAGAAATATAGTTTTCTTTTACAAAAGTATAAGGATATGGGAGTATTTGATTATTACAAAACTATTGCACCGCAGGAATTAGAATATCCGCGTATTAAGAAATTATTAGACCTTTTTGAAGAGTGGGAGGTTTCGCCGCTATGCAATGGATAAACGGTATGAAAATGTTCCCTTATGGGCGAACTCCAGTACAAAATATTACTCTAGAACAATTAGAGAATGATAATATAGAAGAAATTAATATGTATCTCTTGAAAATGGCGCGCCAAATGATTATTTATTAGGAATTAGTTAGTTGGAAAGCTGATGGAACTCGCTCTAATAAGTATGCTTACAATATTTTCCCTGATGATTTGCCTGATAATGTATCTTGTTTAAGTGCTTATGGTCAAAAGATGGTTAATGATTGGTATTCTAGAAATAAATACCATGGCGATAAAGGAGTAAAGCAGACAGATGTTGGATTTAATTATACCGGTATATAATAATTTGGAAGGGTTGTATAGAACTTTGTTATCTATTGGTGCGGAAACTAAGCAAAAAGTTTACGTGACTATTGTAGATGATGCCTCAGATATTAACTATGATGAAGTGATTCCGCTATTCCAAAAACTTTTCCCTATTCGTATTCTAAAATTAAGTGAAAATATGGGTCCTGGTGTGGCAAGACAGCAAGGCATACGAGAGACTAATAACCCATATTTTTCTTTTATTGATTGCGGCGATACATTTTATTCTCCTTTAATATTGCCTACGATGTTAGAAGCAATAGAAAAGCATCCTCAAGCAATGATGTTTTCTTGGGCTCATATAGAAGAGAATAGCGATGGAAGTTTGGATATGGTTAATTCTTATCATAATCGCATTCATGGTAAAATTTATAATAGGGAGTTTATAAATAAACATAATATTACTTTTTCTCAATTATCCCCGTATGCAAACGAAGACATCGGCTTTAATCTTGCGTGTCGTATGATATTAAAATCTTTATATCCTGAAACAGCATTGTATTCTAATGAAGATGCGGCAGTTGTATGGAAATGGAGCGGTCCTTCTATTGTTCGTGCGAATGACTGTGAATTCTATTATAGAAAACAACATTTAGGATTGGCTTTGAACAGTTTACACGCGATTAATATAGCAAAAGAAAATAATGTATTAGAGCGTATAATTATAGAAGAAATATATACAACAATGATATATTTATATATGTTCTATTTACAAACTTTATATGTAAGGCCGCAATTTAAAGATGAGGCTTATATGGGTTGCAAATATTATTATTCAAAAATTTTTAGAGAATATGGGATAAAAAACCCATCTTTATTTAGAGATTATTACTATAAAGTGCTACTTTCTTTCCTCTCCGATGAAGATGACCCAATGCTACAATCTCTTGTAAGTTTTGATGTTCTTAAATTCTTACAAGAATTGGAGGAAAATACGCATGAGGGACTTAAAAATTAAATAGGGCTTTGTAACCTTATTATCTTCTGAAAATTATATAGAAGCGGTTTTAATTCTGAATGCCAGCCTAAAAGCAGTGCAATCTAAATATCCCTTAATAGTTGCCTGTACTCCTTCTGTAATAAAAAATGAACGCATTATTGCGGCTCTGCTAGCAGAAAATTGTATAGTAGAGCCAATAGCACCATTACGTTTTCCAGAAGGTTTAGAACATCTTCTACAAAAAGATTATCCTAATTTGCCAAATCTTTTAAATACCGGCGCGAAATTAGAAGTATTTTCTTTGAAACATTATGATAAACTCGTCTTTATCGACGCAGATGGATTTTTGGTAAAAAATATAGATTTTTTATTTAATAAAAAAGATGGCTCTTCTACTATTCAAAAAGACGAGCGCGATGAAATTAGTAGTAATTGTAGTGTTTTTGTTTTTTGCCCTCGTAATCATAATATAAATTTTTATCGAGGCCTAGTATTTAAAATGGGGCACAATGATGGCGCAGTTTTTGAAAGTATGTGGTTTTAGGTTAAAGACAATGAAGATTATAGAATAAAAGATAATATCTATTATCTTCCTTTTGATGAAAATATACATACTGAAGTCTATGGTTATCATTTATGGAAACCGCATTTAAAATATTGGTTATTAAAAGATATGCCTAATACAGATTTAGCTAATTTGTATAAAAACTTTTTAATACCAATTAGAGCCAAATATAAATTTGACTTTTCTCAAAAATAACTTTATAATATATGTAAGATGAAAGAAAGGAGTATTGTATGAATAATCATATTCGTGCCCATATCCAATTAACTACCTTAGCCGATATTAACAATTTCGTAAATGAACTTAATAAAGATAATTTCACTAATTGTTATACTCTTGAAAATTTCGATGGCTCTCTACGTGTCAATGCACGCTCAATTCACGGTATAATTTATGCCGCGAGCGATTATAATGATGAAATGTTTTTAGTTAATGAAAGTAATGATGGTGCTTTCCCGTCAAGCATTGATAAATACAGAGTTTAAAATTTGACAATTTTAAAAAAATAGTATATAATATTTATACAAGGTTGAGGGAGATAACTCCCTCAAATATGGGTATATAGTCCAGTTGGTAGAACGGTAGACTGTTAATCTATATGTCGGGGGTTCGAGTCCCTCTATACCCGCCACTTGTATCATCTAATGATACTAACCCTTAACACGGATTTTGAGAGTTTAAACTACCACCGGCCAGAACGACAAATGACGGATATGTGGCTAGCGGAAAAGGGTATATAAAGAAGCGAAGCAAAACTCTCAGCTGTACAGCGGGCTTGGCCCTTACCGATACAAGGCTCCTAATGCGGCTAAGTATGGGAAGAAGCGGACATTAGCGTTATGAGTGATGTGAAAATCACCATCATCCCGGGACGAGACGCCGGATCATTTGCCTGAGTCGAATAAAGGTAAGTTCGCGGGCCTTTCAAGCCCGTAATGTCGGGTTCGAGTCCCACCTCAGGTGCCAATTTTAAGGCGGCCACAGCAATTTTTCAAGCATCTGTTATTGTAGAACTGATATAACTTGAAAGCCGCCTAGTTTTTATGCCGAATTAGCTCAATTGGCAGAGCAATCGCCTTGTAAGCGATAGGTTAAGAGTTCAAGTCTCTTATTCGGCTCCATCGTGCGTTGGAACGTAGCGATACGGTTTAGGCGAACCACCCATAAAATCGCTCACGCAGAAAGGGGTACAAGATGATTCCAACCGTCGAAAGAGACCGTTAGCCTTTCAACTTTTTAGGCACATACAGCAAAACAGTAGTCCAATTGGGCCGGTAGCTCAGATGGTAAGAGCATTAGATTGATAATCTGAAGGTCGTTGGTTCGAGTCCAACCTGTTAAATATGTGTCTAGCAAAACATAACACTTGAGGTTATGTTGAGTAATGAAATAATTCCCCGTCCCAAGCCGCGGTGAATTATGGAACTCTAAGGGGGTTTTAGTGTAGAACCACAACTTGGGTAGGCTTAAATGCCGAAGGAAAAACACTTTTATGGAAACGTGGTGTAACGGTAGCACTTAAACAAGTCGGTATAGGCCGCGGACCGGTCAGCAATCTTTCTTTAGACGATTCTGCAAAAATTGAGGAGTTGGTTCGAATCCAACCGTTTCCAAATTAGCGGCATTCATTGTGTGGGTATCGTCCAGCGGATAGGGCATGGAGCTTCTACCTCCATAACGTGGGTTCGATTCCTACTACCCATACCATTCATAGCAGAGTAGAGAAGAGGTCATCTCGCCATGTTCATAACTTGGAGATCGTAGGTTCGAATCCTACCCCTGCTCCCATTATGCTTCCTTTGCCAAGATGGTAAGGCGGCGGATTGCAAATCCGTGATTCATTGGTTCGACTCCAATAGGAAGCTCCATTATCTCCCGTTAGTCTAACTGGATAAAACATATGGCTACGGACCATAGTATGTGGGTTCAAGTCCTGCACGGGAGGCCAATATATGCCTAGGAAGCTCATAAGGATGAGCAGCGGACTCATATCCCGCAGGTAGTTAGTTCGAATCTAACGCTAGGCACCAAAGGTTTTATGGAGTTCCTTAATAACCATATGACTTATTGCTTCAATAGGTAAGCAACGTTTTAGAGAAGGTATCATACAACTCCCCACTGAGTTCCGTGAAAACTCGAAGGTGCCGATGTATGCGTTGGGCTAACCCACATGTAAGTCTGTGGTTAGGGGATAGTCACCAAAAGACATGTAGGAATCAGCTGATGCCTGCGCTAGCAAAGAAGAAAGCTTTTTGGAGAGATACCCAAGTTGGTGAAGGGGCGAGTTTGCTAAACTTGTAGGTCAGCTTGCCTGGCGCGTGGGTTCGAGTCCCACTCTTTCCGCCAAAGGTTATTTCACCTTGTAATAAAAAGGAACGCAAAAATCACAATTGGGCGAAACGAAGTAGTGACGCTTCTAGCAGAAAGCGAACAAAGGGACTAATCAACCCATTCTGTAGTCGTAAAAGGTGCGGCCACACCTATTACGCAAATGCGACGGACAAGGCTTTGGCAGGTGAGACTTGTAATAACCAAAAAGGTCAACAGACTGGTGGGACGCGAGTGGTCGCAAACTGTAGGGATTAAAAATCGAGCACTAAGCTGTAATAATGGGATACTTCATATGGGTAAAGTTATAGGCAATTCCCATAGCCTGACTTAGAGGTATGGAGTGCTGACTTTATGAGCGGTTGGGTCAGCAACCTACAGTTATAGTAAGTTGCAATTTACTAATAATTAACTCTTGAGCGGTACAAAGATTAGAGGCGGCCCAGCCTATACCGTAGGGCGTATATAGTGCCGTAGAGAAGTTGGAGTTCTCGCCAGTCTGTCACACTGGAGATCGCGGGTCCGAGTCCCGTCGGCACTGCCATATGATGTATTAGCTCAGAAGGTAGAGCGCTGGTCGTTAAGAGTTGAGGTCATAGGTTCAAGTCCTATATACATCACCAATAGTATACGTCGGTTCAAACCCGGCACCGTCAATAGCTGGCGGTTAGTTTAAAAGGTAAAAACATACTATACCAGTTCTTACTGCGGTATCCTACGGGGCCGCAGATTTTGCTCCAATACCTCAGTTGGTAGAGGGCGCGCTTGGTAAGTGCGATGTCGCCAGTCCGATTCTGGCTTGGAGCTCCAGGGGATTAAGCTAACCCTTCTAAAAACACGCGCTGTGGTAAATAGAGAAGTGAGACGCAAGGGTATCCGGCATAAGGTATCTCTAAGCCTGACCGGTAGAGTAGCGCCCGGAGAGTTTTTACGCCTGTTCTCTCCAACTTAATATGGGTAGATATACCGTAAGTGGTAGCGGGGCAGGCTGTAAACTTGCTGTCAATGACTCGGGTGGTTCGACTCCATCTCTGCCCACCAATTTAAATAAAAGAAAGGAATTAATTTTATGGAAAAGGAAACTAAGTTTGAAACCTATACTTTTACTCATTCTAATGAAAATGATGTTCTTACTTCCCTGAACTTCACTGTTCCCCCTGTAGGTGTAACTATTGAAACTTTCCTCTCTATGTGTCGCAAATTTGCCTATGCTCTTGGTTATGCTGAAAAGAGTATTGATGAATGGTTTGGCGAAGATGGAGACGAATCCTTTACAGAGTTTATGGAATGACCGCGGCAAAGGAATATATATTCATTTTTATCATAATGGAGAGTGAATAAATATGTATTCGCAAGCATTGTCCGCGGGATGTATGTTAGGCTTTGCCGCTCTTCTTTCTTGCTGTGTTGAGAATCAAATTTTAGCGGCGTTATTCTTTTCAATAGGACTTTTGTATATACGAATAAGTAAATTTTATCTATATACAGGCCAAATTCAAAATCTAAAAGACCATTCTACTTCTTTAAAAGAATTAGGAATTGGCTTATTTGGCAATATTAGCGGCGTTACGCTTTTCTTCTCTTTATTTTTCTTCCTTGATTTTCACGCGGCCGCAGATAAATATTTTGCTATTACTGCTGTAAAATGGTCTTATCCTTGGTATCATTATATTGCTTCTAGTATGTGTTGCGGTATTTTGATGACAATTGCAACAAAAAAAGAAAGTCCTTTATGGTTAAGTAGTTTATGTGTAATGGCTTTTATTCTTGCTGGTTTTAATCATTGTGTTGCTGATTGGTTCTATGTTTTCGGAAGCATGAGCCCGTTAAAATATTTCTATTGGTCTTTAACTGTTATTGGTAATTTTCTTGGTGGTTATTTGGCCGCAACCAAATAACCCTTACTTCGGGGTGTAGCGCAGTTTGGCTAGCGCATTCGCTTTGGGAAAAGAGATTTTTGCTGATATAAAATGTTAGATAATACTCAACAAAAAGGAACTATTACTGAATTACACTGTATCTTAGATTTAACTAATTTGGGTTATCGGTGTTTAAAACCAGTAGATGAAAGTTCTAAATATGATATAGTTGTCGATTTAGGGCAAGGAAAATTTAAACGCATACAATGTAAAACTGCTTCTTGGGCTAATGATACAAAACAAGAGCATGTTGCGTTTCAAATTAATACTTGCAGTCAAACCACTAATACAAAAACGACTACTCGTCATAAATATTCTAAAGATGATATTGATTATTTTTACACTTGGTTTGAAGGTCAAGGATATTTAGTCTCCATTGAAGAAGCAACGGGAATTGGCTTTAGATGGCGGTATGAATATCCTGAAACGAATCAGAAACAGGGAATTCATATCGCTAGTGAATATAAAATTGAGGAGGTTTTAAAGGCAATCTAAGATTTTCCTGGAGCGAAGGGTCGTGAGTTCAAATCTCACCTCCCCGACCAATTAAAATTTGACATTTTTCAAATTTTATAATATAATATATACATAAGGTAAGGAACTTAATCAAATGCTCTCACCTCACGCTACACGCACCTCCTTGGGCTTTGTTCTATTACTTCCTTACCTTTTATGATGCGGAGTGGAGCAGTTGGTAGCTCGTTAGCCCCATAAGCTAAAGGTCGCAGGTTCGAGTCCTGCCTCTCGCACCCAATAATAATTACAACAAAAAGGTATGCTTAGAAGCAGCAATCCTCTAAGGAGTAGGTCAAGCACCATAAGTGCAAATAAAGTAGTGTAATGTCGGGCTGAATCACAGTGGCATATGGCTATGAAGTGCTTGTGGGAAAATGTGAGTAATCTTTTGGCGTAATAGCACATTTGTTGTAATTGCCTATCTACTAGCGTAGAAAAGGTTCCTGGATACGTCTAGGCGTATCCTATATGGAAAGGTTAAGGTCGCTACTTGACCTTTCCACTCACCGACTTGCGGACGTAATCCGCTAAGGAAGAAACCGACTTTAGAAGATAAGTAGACGCGCAGGATGGCCACCATGGAGAGTGCGAGGTTCAAGTCCTCGGCGGTTAAATATACTTTATCTTTGGTTAGTCCTCAGCCAGGCGTTTGCGGAAACGTCGTGACAAACATAGATTATGGCAAAATGGCAAAAGGAATCCGCATTCTTAGTAGCCTATGGTGGGAAGAGGATGCCCCACTTTAGACGGAAATAGCTACCCGTCGGAGCCGCGTGTGCAGGATTCGCGGCGAATAAAATAAATAAATCGCTGTATGCGGCGAAGGCCGTTGAAGCACCTGTTAGCTAAAGGTGGTCTTTCGAAAGTCTATCGTAGAATAAATTTCTACGCGGTGCGGAGATAGCCGTATAAACTCCTTTTATATGGGGTCATGATGTAATGGTAACATAATTGCCCTGCAAGCAATTTTTCGGGATTCGAATTCCCGTGGCTCCACCATTTAAAATTAATGAAAGGAAGTACAATAATATGACCAATGAAACCAAGGTTGCTCTTCTCACCGCTCGAAAGAATCTTCTTAATGACCGCAATCCCGCGGAAAATATTCATATTATTCATAAAATTGAAAGGCTGATTAGAAAATATTCTAAGGAGTGATTTCAATGGAAAAATTATGGAAATGGTTAAGAGCGCATTTTTGTATTCACGATTATGTACATCAAGAAACTCATACCATTCGTAATTTTAAAACTCAACCTCCCTATTTTCTGGCAACCTATAAATGCTCTAAGTGCGGCAAAGTAATTAGCAAATATATTGGTTAAGCGGCTTTGCCGCCGTTTTATAGCCGAGTAGCCAAGTGGAAAGGCACGGGACTTCGTAAAGTAGTGTAATTGGTAGCAATGTTTCCGGTTAGCGCGCAGGGGACGGTGTTGGTTCGAATCCAACCTTTACGGCCATGACTCCCGCATTCGCTGGTTCGAGCCCAGCCTCGGCTGCCAAAGGGATAACAATGCCCTTGTATGAAAACTTTCTTGCCCCAGTTTGTATAGATGCGGGATAATTCCTTCGTCTTAGTTTTGGACAAGAATCGTGCAAACCTTATAGAACTGTAGGTTTATATGGAGGTCCGCGGCTTCCTAATTTAGAACAGTTCTTTTAGATTTGGTGCTTACCAAACTAAACCTATCGAGGACGTGTGAGGCGGGAATGTTTGAGCCTGATTAAGTTCAGGGTGTAGATAGGTTTTTATGCGAGGTTAGCTCAGTTGGGAGAGCACCTGCCCTACAAGCAGGGTGTCGGCGGTTCGAGCCCGTCACTTCGCACCATTATGGGGAGTTGGTGGAATTGGCAGACACGCTAGACTCAGGATCTAGTGCCGCAAAGCATAAGGGTTCAAGTCCCTTACTCCCTACCATTTTAACGGGCATTAGTTCAGTAGGTTTAGAACGCAGTCCTGATAAGACTGAGGTCCCTGGTTCAAATCCATCATCCCCTGCCAACTTGCCGGCGTAGCTTAATGGCAAAGCTCCTGCCTTCCAAGCAGGCTACGTGGGTTCGATTCCCATCGCTGGCTCCATGCAGGTATAGTATAGTGGTAATACCCCTCCTTGCCAAGGAGGTATCGCGGATTCGAATTCCGCTACTTGCTCCATTTTGTGAAATTCAAGCCTGTCGACCCTACTGGGCGGACCGTAACAGCCGGTTTAATTTTTTAATTTAATACTTAAGGAGTGATTCTATGTACGAGAATGGACGAAAAGTTTCCCGTTATCACCGTATGCGCGAGCACAAACGCCGCCTAAAGGACCGCTTCTTAAAGAACTCCTGGCGGCACAAGGGATTATCCTATGAAGAATATTTAGCAAATCTTACTGAAGAAGAACTAAATTATCGTTCAGGCGGGAATATGATGCCTTGTTGCCTCCAATACTGGACACATTATTATGGCGGGGAACAGGAGAAAATTGCTAAACGGCAAACCTCTCGTGCTATTCGCAATTACTGGCGAAAGGAACTTAATAATTGGGAAGAACTTTAATGCTAGTATAAATATTAAAAATATGTTGTTTGGTAAAATTTTAGCGGATAGAGGAATCTATCCGCTTATTTTTATAGGTAGGTGAAAAAGATGGTTCCATATTCATAGAATATTTATGGGTATCCCTATAGTGTTATTTTAAAAGGCAGCGACATTCAAGCCCAATCAGGTCAACTTTTAAATAATTCTGAATCTGGGATACTAGAAAATTATAATATAAGTAGATTTCAAAGAATAATTGATGGCGTGATTTCTAAGCTATAGCGAATTATTAATAATTAGCGAAATATTTATGAAGAAATTTAGGGAATGAAAAATGGCAAGGGAGCATAGCTACTTAATGATATTTTACATAATAGAAATATTACTGTAGATGAAAATGGCAATATTAAAGGAATTGCACAAACTTATGAAGAAATGTTTACTGAAGATATAAAAAAGAGAAAAGCGACATTAAAAGAGATGAATGATTATAAAGTTCAATATAATCAAGTTATAGAATATATAAATACAGCCTTAAAAAAAGTCAATGTAAACAACTTAAATCCATCTACTTTATAGGACGTTATTTCTAAAATAAAAATTAACAATGATAAACAAAGAGGTATCCAAAAATAGATGCTAACCTTATTTGAAGATGAAAATAATGCGAATAGTTTTAGTAAATTATTCATGAAATCCGGAACATTATCTAATGATAATCTACGCAAACAATATGCTACATTAATTAAAGATTATAATAACGTTCGTGAGGATTATAAGCGTATTGCAAAGGATGAGTTGCCGCAAAAAATAGGAAAAGACCTAAATACAAATTTGCAAAAGTTATCTAAAGATTTAGCAGAAGTCTATGACGTAGAATCTGATGAATTACGAGAAGCCCTAATAGATTATTTACAGGCGAATATTGATTCATCAGCTGAATTATCAAGTCCCTAGAATTTTACTTTTACAGTTCCAAGAAAAGCAAAAGGTTTCGAGGCCGTTGAATATACAGCCTCCTTAAGTGTTCCTATTTTAACGCATAATGATTTAGAAAATATTGTTATTTCTGCTATACAAACTGGTGCTGTTACTGACCGTGTATCTTCGCAAATAAGATGCGAGGTTAAATTTAAAGATCAAGAAGCTTTAACTCGAATTTCAAGAGAAAGATATGATCAAATAATTCAAGGTACTTTAAAATTAGAGAAAGAAATTGATTATTTGGCCCTTGATACAGTAACTACTCATGTATCTAATAAAATAGACGATATTATTACTATAATGAATGAAGACCCTAAAAATGGAAATAAAAAATATAATTTAAAATTTTCAGACAAATTAATCTTTAATGAAACGTATAATGGAGCGGGCGGTCTAGCTAATGTTAAAATGGAAGGCGGCACTTTATATTCATTAATTAATTTATTACAGGGCGATAATTTAGGTAAGTTAGGCAAAAACCCAAATAATGACAATTTTGAAGAATTAATTTTTACCATCCTCAATATGTCTTCTGTATCTAAATTAGCAGGAGATTTAAATAAAATTGAAGTTGATAATTTTATTAAAGCTTTATTAATTTCTGAAATCTATACTTTAGCATTTAATCCAGAAAGTTTTATTGTAGATTTAGAAACATTAGATGAACGTAATTTATATTTCCATCATATAGATACAATGATTCTACCTTCTTATAACTTATTACAAAAAACAATAAATTAGTTAGAAGAAATTAAAGAAACCTTACTGACTTCAGAAGGAGCGTAGAATAATTATATAAAAGCATCAATTACTCCTAGCACTTCTTATACGGCCTCGTAGTTATATACTCAATATGTTAAGACTCCTAATTTTTAGAACGATCCAGCAGGACAATGGAAAATTGTGGCAGATTTAATTGCTTCCGACACCGCTATTTCTGTAATGTTGGATATACCAGCTATTTTAGGTTCAGTCGCGGGAAAATAAATTTGACTTTTTCCAAATTTTATTATACAATAAAAGAAAAAAGGAGTAAAAGTCAAATGACAAACAAAACCCTTCCCTTAGGTTATGTCGGTGGCGATATTATGACCCACGGCAGTCAACTTGCCCGCCAGGAAGAATGTGATAAGATGGATGCGGCGGGGCTAAAGGTTCAGTATTATAGTCCCGCACAAAATAAGTCTATCAACGATAAATCCAATATGACTGAAGAACAGAATAACTGCCTTGCTGAAAAAATTACGGCGGCAGATATTGAGCGTCTTTGGAATAGCGACTTCGCAGTAATGTGTACCGAACAGTCCGCCATTGGTACGATGTGCGAATTAGGTTGCTTATATGGTTGGAAGTATATGGCAGATAGGCTAATGGAAGTATTGAGTAAAGTTGGCTCGCTAGAGGATTTTGAAAAATCACAGTTAATTCGCTCTGAGGGATGTATTGCTTTATTCAACGAAATCTATCGTATTGCCAATAAAAATATCTTCGCCCATTACTTTGATATTCGTACTAACCATCTAAATGAAAAGGACTGGCGTCGTAGTTTTAGCATCAATCAGCTTCTATATGGTATGATTTTAGATTGCACCACAGACCACAAACTTCACGAAAACTTTGATAGTGTCCTTGAAGAACTAAAGAAACTCTATAAGGAGGGCACTACTAATGAGTAATCTAATTTATCCCATCAACCAAAAACCCGCAACCGCTCGTGAATGGATTATGTATACAATTCAATTCACCTTCGCAGTTCTAACTGCTACGGTTCTAATTTCCACTATCTGCGGCACTAATATTGCCGCAGGTATGGTGGCCGCGGGTATTTCTACTTTAGTTTTCCTATGTATTACTAAGTTTAGAGCCCCTATTGTTATTTCCAATTCAGGTGCTACCGTAAGTGCGGTTTTGGGTGCAATTGCTTTATCTAACGCAGTAGAAACCAACCTACTTGGCGTTGTGCTTGGCGGCCTAACCATTATGATTATTTATAGCGTTGCCGCGTTCTTGATTAAAAAGTTTGGAATTGCTTGGCTTACAAAGTTAATTCCCCCTGTTATTAGCGGCACAACTATTATCGTAATTGGCGCTACTCTTGCTGGTTTTATTCCTACTTATGCACAGGTTGCTGGTTCTTATTCTCTTGTCGGTTGTGCTGCCGCAATTTTTACAATGTTGGTAATTGTTCTTTGTATGCACTATGGTAAAGGTATGGTTAAGACACTACCTTTCCTAATTGGCCTACTTGCCGGCTATGGTTTATCACTAATTTTAACAATTACCGGTGTTGCTCCTCTTGTTAATATCGCGGCCCTGGACTTCAATCGTATTATTGCTATGCCAGATTTTGCTTTCCTACATCTAAATTTTGCCGCGTTTGATTGGAGCACTTTGCCGCAAATTATTATGCTGTTCGGTCTTGTAAGCCTTGCCGCTATGACGGAACATATTGGCGATATGATGACTGCCTCCGCCGCATCAGAGCGGAAATTACTCGAAGACCCAGGTTTGCATCGCACTCTACTTGGTGATGGCGTTGGCTCTTTTATTGGCACTTTAATTGGCGCTCAACCTAATACAACTTATTCTGAATATACTTCCACGATTGTTGTAAGTAAAGTTGCCAGTGTTTATGTTACTTTTACTACCGCCTGTGCTCTTATTTTACTTGGTATCTTCGGTCCTTTTAATCAGTTTATTACCAGTTTGCCTAACTGCGTTTTCGCAGGAGTATCTATGGTGGCCTATGGTATGATTGCTATGGCGGGATTAAGAACGATTATTGATAATAAAATTGACTTCTCTAATAATAAAAACGTCGCTATTTTCGCAACTATGTTGGCTTGTGGCGTAAGTGGTTTTGGTATTACATATGGTTCATTTAATTTAAGCGGCATTGCACTTGCTATGGTTGTAGGTATTATTCTAAATCTAATCTTAAAAGATTCTAAGAAGGCGTAAGCCTTCTTTTTTTTGACTTTTTTTAATTTTTATGTTATACTTTATATAAAGGAGTGATATAAATGCCAAAAAAGTTTATACCTGATGCCGCATTACTCAAGACAATTCTAACTCGTTATAAGGAAACTAATAGTTATGCCGCGGTTTCAAGAGAAACAGGACTTAGTGCCGCAATTATTAAGAGAATTATTACAGAAAATACAGAAAAATCTGATGGAGAAGTTAGTGCCCCTTCATTGAAAAAACCTCAAACCGCTTCTCAAATACTAGGGCAACGAGTTAAATATAATTATTGCGGCCCCGCGCCCATAGAGACATCTTTGCCGCGAAAATTTATGTTTTATAATCAATTAATTCAATTGATGAAGGAGCATCTAAATGTTCAAGATTGAAGAAAAACAAGATAAATATTATGTTATCCCAACGGCAGATTACCTATTGAAGCATTTTGATAAGTTTGATTTTCCTTATGATTCAAATTGGGAAATTTATAAGTTATTTAACTATTCAGCGGAAGATTTCTTAAAATATATTATCGCGGCCCATAATGGAACAGTAGTGTTTCAATATGAATTTCCTTATATAAATTTTTATTTTACTAAATATTCAGATGCTGAAATTTTTAAAAATGAATTAATAAAACGCGCACAAGCAGCGTGAAAAATTTTACCAAACTCACTTACCTAAAATAACCTAAATGGTGAGGAGGTGAGTAAAATGGGCGACAAAGTTATGAAATTTTTAAAATTCATTAAAGATTTTTTCACCGGCCTCTTTAACTTGGCTTCTTTTTCACAATGGAAAGAATAGGTTGATACCACTTTTACAAGCGTAGCAACGCAAATGTCTAAAATCTCAAAAGACTTAAAAAAGAATACAACCGCTATGACGACTCTTTCCGGTTAGATTACTACTCTTGGAGAAGAAATTACTAAGATTAAAGATGGTCTTTAGATTGAACTTTTCGGAAGCCTACAAACACTACACGCACGTTTGGTAGAACAAAAGTTTGCTACTATTGAATAGAAATTAGAAGCCAAACTTTATTATGACCAAATCCATAATCTTGGAAAAGATGGATGGAGTCAAAAATATTATGATGAAATTATCGCTATGTCCGAAAGCCGCGCTGAATATTGGGAATGGGTAAAGTAGGGTAAGATTTAATATACGAGCCGCTTATAGCGGCTCTTTATTTTTTTGACTTTTTTAAAATTTTGTGTTATAATAAATAAAAGTGGAGGTTAAATAAAGTATGAATAAATCAGTTATTAATTATGAAATTTATACTGATGGCGCCGCTAAGGGTAATGATGCGGCCCACCGTAGTGGTGGTTGGGCTTATTGTGTTTTATTCGATGGTGATATTATTCGTAAGGATAGCGGCACAGTATTAGACACTACCAACCAACGTATGGAATTACAAGCAGTGATTGAAGGTTTAAAGGCTTGCGAATTTTTTTGGAATGAAGATTATGAATATCATTTCTATTGTGATAGTGCCTATGTAATTAATTGCTATCACCAAGGTTGGTATATTAATTGGGAACAAAATGGTTATAAAAACGCCAAGAAGCAACCAATTGCCAATATGGATTTGTGGAGCCAAATTATTCCTTATTTTAAACGTAAGTCTTTTTTCTTCCATAAAGTAGAAGGACACGCAAATAATTATTATAATAATTTCGTAGATAAGATGGCACAGGCGGCCGCGGCTTCTATGAGTAAGAGGTAATATGGAGATTAATTTTTCTAAAGATATTGATATTTTTGAAGTAGAAAAACCTGACTATGATGCTTATTTTTATCGTCTTCCCGCAAAAGATTTGATGAAAACTACTCCGCGTGAAGGATTAACTGTTTATAAGGATGTAATTGAAAACGAACCTATTTGCGGCATCCTGACTGAAAATATAATGGCAACGTCCGCAAATAGATATTTTATTTTCAATTTTATGGACGAAACGCGACTTGGCTCACATAAAACTTATAAACATATTCATATGTCTGAAGAAGAATATATTAACTTTTTAAAACGACTTCAAGAAATAATCAAGGAGAAAGGGGAGAATGCTTGAAAGAATTTACTTATTACATGCCCATGCGCAAAGCGGTAAAGATACTTGCGCCGCTATTATGAAAGAAGAATATGAAAAGCGCGGCAAAAGGGTAATTGTAATTGCCTTCGCAGATTATGTAAGATGGTGTTTAGATAAATATTATGGCGTAAAAGATTATAAAACTCCCGAAGGCCGCACAATAATCCAGCATTTTGCTACCGACCTTGTGCGTAAAAATGACCCAACTTTCTGGGGCCGCACGGTAGGAGATTTGTTATTAGCAATTGAAGATGATTTTGATTATGCTATAATTCCTGACTGGCGTTTTTATAATGAATATGATGTGCTTGCTACTCGTTTTGCTCCGCATATTATAGTTCAGGTTCTAATTGACAGACCCAATAATGAATTAACTGATAATATGACTACTGAACAACGTAGTCATCAATCTGAGTCAGAAATGAATGATTATAAGAACTTTGATTATAATATAATTAATGAGTATGGTAAATTAGAAGAAACAAAAAAACAAATAATTAAAATGATAGAAAAAGAAGATAAACTTTTTGAGGGTGATTAAGATTTGACTTTTATAATATTTTGAATTATAATATTGTAAAGGAAGTGATGATATGGGATTAATTTATATGCTAACCAGCCCCAGTGGAAGATCTTATATTGGATAGACAAAGCGACCCTTTACTATACGATGGAATCAGCATAAAAGAGAGGCGGAAACTGGAAATGATACTCCTCTTTATAAAGCCATACGAAAATATGGCGCCGATTCTTTTTAGCATACAATATTAATAGAAACAGATAATGACAAATTAAATGAGTTAGAATAGTATTATATTAAATAGTATAATACGTATAATAATGGTTATAATTGCACTATCGGTGGCGAAGGAAATTGCAAAATTTCTGATGAGACTATTATTCAACTTTGGGAGAGTGGGTTGTGCTCAGCAGATATAGCACGGCAATTAAATGTATAGGGACATACTATTGAAAATAGAATTAAAAGTCTTTATTCTGATGCTGAAATATAGGAACGTCGATACGCTTCAATTGGGAAAAAACTTCAATTAAAAGATAATAATATAAAAACTCTATGGGATTAGGGCTATAGTGTTACTTAGATTTCGGATATATTATCCTATGATAGACATACAGTAAGCCGTGTTTTATAGAGACTGGGAATTACTCCTGAACAGTTAGAATATTCTAGAAAGGCCCACAGCGGTGATAAGAAAAATTCTCCCATAATACAATATGATAAAAATGGTAATTTTATATAGGAATGGTTTTCAATTAGTGAAGCGGCGAGACAATTAAATATTCACGCTGGTAATATTTGCAAAGTTCTAAAAAAAGAAAGAAAAACTACTGGTGGTTATATATTTAAATATAAGGAGTAATTATGATTAAGATTAATGATGTTGATGAATTATTTGAAATGGAGCCTATGCGCTATTGGAGTCTGCCTTCTGGTCTTACTGATATCGAACGTCAGGAAAAATTAAATATGGCACTTTCTACGGGTGAATATATTTATAGCCTTAAAACAGATGGCAATCTGATTCGTGCTGTTATCACTCCTGACCGTTTTGCTCTTCAAACTCGCGGTAGAGGAAGAAATACCGGTGTATTTGGTGAAATTCAAGATAAAGTTTTTTGGGCAGACGCTATTGCAAATGCTTTTGAAGATACAACCGTTTTAATCGGTGAAGCGTATATTGAGGGTAAAGTAGACCGAGATGTAGGAGCCGTGCTTCGCTCATTAACCGATAAGGCAATTGCCCGACAGAAGGGTAATAATGTTGTAAAGTTCCGCATCTTTGATTGCCTTTACTATAATGGTGAAAATCTTCTTTCTACTCCCATTATTGAGCGCATTAAGTATCTCCCGCAGGCAGTCGAAGCAATTGGACACGAACTTGTTAGTTATGTAAAGTATTATGAAGCCAAGCCTGAAACTTTCTGGGATAAACTTTCTACTATCTTTGAAAAAGGCGGCGAAGGCGTAGTTCTTTATAAAAAAAGTATGTTGCCTTGCGAAAACCGCACTCCTGCCTGGCAGACTATTAAGGTAAAGCAAGTTTTGAAGGAACATATTGATTGTTTTATTTATGGTGTAGAACCTGCGGAAAAGAACTACACTGGCAAAGAACTTCCCACGTGGCAATACTGGATGGATGATAAGACAGGAGAAAAGTTCCTTGGCTCCTATTATCTTAAGTATTGTGATGGCGGTATGATTATTCCTATTTCTAAGGGATATTATTATAATTGGCCTGGTGCAATTAAGTGCGCAGTTTATGATGAAAATCACAATCCTGTTGTTCTTTGTAAATGCTCTGGCCTTACTGAAGAAATGAAGGCGGCCTTGCGGGATAACTATGATGAATGGCATATGTGCCCTGTAAAGATTGACGGCATGATGATTTCAAAAGATTCAAAAACTGGCTCAATTAGCGTGCGACATCCGAAGTTGATTTCTATTAGAGATAATGACATTGATATTAATGATTGTCTATTGTCTAAGGTGGTAAAGTAACTATGAAATATATAAAGAAACCTATCCCTGTTGAAGCATTTTGTCCTGCGGAAGAGGCTTGGCCCGAATGGTTTACGAATAATCATATTCGTGTTATATTAGAAGAAAATATGATAATTGAGATTGATACATTAGAAGGCACAATGAAATGCTCTGGTGACGACTATATTATCCAAGGCGTAGATGGCGAACTTTACCCCTGTCGCCGCGATATTTTCTTAAAGACTTATGAAAAATTTGAAGAGGACAATTAAAATTTGTCTTTTTTAAAAATTTAATATATAATAAGGAGAACATATGGATTTTATATTTAACTCTCGTTAGAAAAAAGTAGAAATTTTTTATGAGAACGAAATAGAACAAAAAGCATTGTTTGAATTTCTTGGTAAGCATATAAAGTTTAAAACTGGCGGCATTCCCGACAGCATATATATAAATAGTCCTGAAATTAGTTGGACTACTGTAAATACTTAGCCGCCTTATACTATAAGCACAGCAGATTAAGCCATTACTTTAAATAATGGTAATGTCTCTACTATTGACACCGCTTCAATAGAAAAAGCAGTTTCTAATTCAATTAATTCCAATTTTCGCGAAGCAAAAATTTCTTTAGAATTAGATAACTCCTCTGATGAAGGTGGATATATTACTTGTTCCCCACAAAACTAAATAATAGGTCTCCGCATTATTGACCTTTATAAAAATGCCGTGTGCCGTTACGTTAAGACAGGGAGGCAGACCCGCCGCAAGAATCTGCTCGCTCATTGACAATCGTCAGGGCGTCAATCCGTAGAACTCTACTACGGGTCAGGAGTAATCCAGTTAAGTGAGGGATGGTAGCGTAGTTATCGTAGGGCCGCTGATAACCCAGAAGAGCAATCTTCTGGAAGGTAAAATTTTTTTACCTTTGCCGTAGGGATTTATTATTTTATAAAAATTATCTTAATATAAACTCGTTGTCGTTCCGCTTCGCGGAACTCCGCACTTCGTTCTTGTGAAGATTGCTTCGTCTCGCACTGCGTGCTCAACGAACCAACTTCTACAAGAGAGTAAAAGATGAACGAAAAAATGTATATAATTATAAAGGGTTTAAGGATAAATTTGTCCGTAATCAAATTATTATCGAGAAAACTTTTATCACAAAATAAATATACTTATTTACTTATAAAAGAGAGAAATCTCTCAAATTATTTTGGAGGATATTCTATATATGAATGATGGTTTTTTAACATTAGTTGAGGAGCAATCCACGTTAGACCCAGTAATGTATCAATATTTTAATCATTATAAAAATCATCGAACTATTATTTTTAATCGCGCAGTAGATGATAGTATTGTAGAGACTGTTATTTTACCGCTATTAGAGTTTGAAAATGATAGTAATATCGAGCCCGTCAAACTTATTCTATCTACACCTGGCGGCTCCGTAAGTGATGGGTTAATTTTATGTAATGTTATTGATAATTACAAAAAACCTTTAGAAATTTATGTGTATGGATATGCTTGTTCTATGGGCACAATTATTTTATGCGCAGGAAATAAGAACCCAAATGTTAAGAAGTATTGCTATCCCTTTTCTTTCGGTCTTTTCCACGCTGGTTATTCGGCCGTAGAAGGTGAAAGTCTAAGTGTTGAGGACCAAATCGCTTTTAATAAGAAAACCGATAACACTATTCGTGATTATGTCGTAGAAAATACTAAAATTACCGCAGAAGAATATAAAGCAAATGAACGTCGTCAATGGTATCTGAGTGCCCAAGAAATGAAAGAAAAGGGACTTGTTGATATTATTATTGGCGGAGATGAATAATTATTATGCTTAAAGAAACAATTCGTTTCTACGACACAAGCGCTCTTCTTGGCGGCGCAACCATTGATGAAAATGCGTATATTAGTTCTATTGTATTAGATGAGATAGAACATATTAAAACAAGTGCGGTAAAAGATGAGGAAATAAAGTTCGCGGCGAGGGCATTAGTTCGTAAATTAATGAAAGCCAATAATTTTAAACACGAAATCTTTTCGCAAGAAGCACTTGAAAAAGTTATGAAGAAGTATCGTTTCTTGGAACGTAAAAATGATAGCCTTCTAATTTGTGAGGCTATTCTATTAACAAAAAAATATCACGTTATTTTTATTACTCAGGATGCTTGCCAATATCTTATTATTAAAGACCGTTTTCCAGAAATAGTGCCAGAGTATTTTGAAGAAGAAAAACATAAAGAAAATTTATGGAAAGGCTTTATTACTATCACTCCAAGCGAACAAGAATTAAATAAAATCTACTCCAATCCAAATGATAATATCTTAAATTTAGTCAATAATGAATATGCTATTATTCAAAATGGTAATGAAATTGCTGATATTATTAAATGGACGGAGGATGGTTATAGAAGTCTAAACTATAAACCAATTCAATCTGAATACTTTGGTAAAATTAATCCACGAAATATCCAACAAAAGATGTTTTTTGATTTACTCCAAGATAGGAACATTCCTATAAAACTATGTCGCGGGCCTTATGGTAGCGGGAAGACTTATTTAGCCTTGGCACAGGCGATGCACCTTATTAAATTTCATAAGTTTGATAAGTTAGTCTTTATTAGAAATAATATTGAAGTCGCGGGCTCAAAGCAATTAGGCGCGCTACCGGGCGACCAAATTGAAAAATTACTACCTTATTTGATGCCTTTAGCAGATCATTTAGGAGATATAAGTATTTTAGAACAGTATATCACCGAAGGTATCATTGAACCGATACACGTTGGTTTCCTGCGCGGCCGCAGTTTTAATAATAGCATTATATTTGTCGATGAAGGCGAAAACCTAACAGATAATATTATGAAACTTATTATTGGACGAGTCGGTGAAGGTAGCGAATTATGGATATTAGGAGATGAAGCGCAAGCGGACCTAAATATCTTTAAGAAAAATGGCGGCATCGCGGCTTTAGTGAATAGTCTAAAAGGGCACGGAATGTTTGGTACAGTTGAATTACAAAAGACGGAGCGTTCTGCTGTAGCTCAATTATGCGATTTAATTAAATAATAATTAGGGGTAGATTTTCTACCCCTAATTTTTTGACTTCTTTTAAATTTTATTTTATAATATTTATATAAAAGGAGTGAAGTCAAATGCCGAAAACTGTTTATGTATGTGAATATTGTCATACCGCTTATCCCAATCGTATGGATGCTCGTTGGTGCGAAATTCTCCACGAGCATAAGACAGGTCTTGGTTTATATAATGAGCGAGTCATGGCAGAGATAAAGCGTCTTAATCAAAATCCTTGCGATTATTGCCGACGCGCATATTATGTATATGGCTCTGAATGGAATTGTGATTGTCAAAAGAATTGTCATAATTTCTCTTTATTCATTGCCAAGGAGAATGAAAATGGTGACTCATTAGTTAATTGACAAAAATGTATTCTCGCATATGGTAAACGAATTACCGCAAGTAGAATTTAATGGATAGATACTAATTCCTTTAAAACGAATTAATCAAATATTGTCTTTCCTACCAATAGAAGTTCGTGGGAGAACTACTATGTAGAAAAATAGTTATAATACAATTCGATGCACCTATTGTGGAGAATTTTTACCTAATAGCGAAATGGAAGTAGCACATTTTAAATACTGCCCGTATTGCGGATTAGATATTGAAGAATTAAAATTTGACAATTATTAAAAATCGTATTATAATATAATGTAAAGAAAAGTGAGAAAAGGAGTTTAAGTATATGAATTATACCGCTAATGACCTTCAAACACTTTCCGCAGGACGAGCATACCGAGAGAAGATTGGTATGTATTTGTCTGCTGATAGACAGGAAGCAATTGACCTTGGTTTAAGAGAATTGATTTATAACGCTCAAGACGAATTCGAAGCAACTCATCAAAAGAATGCTTTTGTAAAGGTTTCTATTGATACTGACGCGCAGGAAATTCAAGTTGAAGATAATATGCGTGGTATTCCAGTTGCTATTCGTGATGACGGTATTAATTCCTTAACTGCGGCTTTCCTTATTCCCCACAGCGGAGCCAAGCATAAAGAAGGCGTATATCAAGCCGCGGTAGGTGTTAATGGTCAGGGCAATAAGATTGTGTGTCATACTTCAAAGTGGTTAAGAGTCCAAGTTTGCCGCGATGGTAAAATTTATCAGCAGTCTTTTCACGAGACTGACGAAGGTGCTGTCCCAGATGGAGATATTCAAGTAATTGGTAAAACCGCGGCAACAGGCACCAAAATTACTTATGTTCCCAGTGAGAAAGTATACCAAGGTGCGAAGATTGATATTGAAAATCTAATTGACAGTCTTACAATGCTTTCATACTTTACCAAAGGTTTAAAGATTATTCTTAATGTCGATGGCGATACAATGGAGTTCTATTCCGCGAATGGACTTGCGGATGGGCTTAAAGCAGAAGAGCGTATTCATAAGAATATTATTCATTTTGTAAAAGACTATGAAGATTGCTCCGTTGAACTCGCTCTTCAATGGAATAAAAAGAAAGGTGAAATTAAGCCTTATGCCAACAATCTTTATGTAAAAGATGGTGGTGCATTCATCAGCGGTTTTAAGAGTTCTCTGACTAAAACCTTTAATACTATTTGCGGCGGTTCTTTTACTGGCGAACAAATTCGTAAAGGACTGGACGGTTTCGTAAGCGTTAAAGTTCATAACGTTCAATTTACAAACCAGCAAAAAAGTTCTCTTGCTAATCCTGAAGCAAGGACCGCTACTTCCGCCGCGATTACAGAAGCCTTAAAGATTTTTGCCGCGAATAATCACGATGATTTCTATAAAATTGTGGCTATCCTTTCTAAAGAGCAGAAAGCAGACGAAGCCGCAGAACGAGCCCGCAATGCTATTCTAAATCAAGAAAAAAAAGAAGCCGCCTCTAAAAAGCGTAAAGTCCAAATGCCCGATAAGTTTAAGGACTGTGAAAGGCACGGCGAAGATAGTATCCTTATTATCTGCGAAGGTAATTCCGCTCTTGCTGGTCTAATGCCTGCTCGTGATGTTAATACCGAAGCTCTATATGCGGTTCGTGGTAAGGTGAAAAATCTTCTAAAACATCCGCTTGAAGAGTGCCTTGAAAATCAGGAAATTAGCGATATCATCTGTGCTCTTGGTTGCGGCATTCAGGAAAAGTATAATCCTAAGAAACTTAATTATGGTAAGGTCGCAATCGCAACTGATGGTGATGCGGACGGTTTTAACATTATGTGTCTAATTGCTACGATGTTTTCTGTCCTTATGCCGGAATTTTTAACCGAAGGTCGTCTTTGTTGGTTGCGCGCTCCATTATTTAAACTTGAAAATGGTAGCCAAAAAGTATTTGCTTATACCGAAGAAGAGCTTAATGACATTCGTAAAGATAAAAGCTCTTGGAATCAAGTGCGTTTTAAAGGGTTGGGCGAGCTCTCCGCCGATGATATGGAACGATCTATGCTTCATAAGGAAAATCGTCGTCTTGAGGTTTTAACAGTAGATGACTTTGATTCTGCTATGGAGAGCCTTAACATTCTAATGGGTGCTGGACGGGTTAAGGAACGTAGAGATTTTTTGTTTGAGAATGTAGATTTCGGAGCATTGTATGAGTAATAAATATAAGTTTGAAACATTGGAAGAACTGCAATTAGCATTTCCAATCCATTCTGTTTTTTCAGAACAAAAAGTAATTAACGAAATTACTTGTTATAATGTTTATGATTTTGATACAGAATTAATTAATATGTTAAAAGAAGAATCTATCAGTTTAAAAAAGATTGATGATGGAACTTATTTACGTATTACCGCTAAAATGAATACAATTTCTGTTGATGGTTATATATACGATGGAACATATTGGTATCCAGCACAAAGAACTCTTGATACATATAAACGACTTAATGAATATGATATTTTTCGAGATAAAGAAATTATTCGTGAAGGAAAAGAGTGCCATTATCGTCCTGGTATAAATATGAAAATTATTTATCCATCAGAATAAATTACTTTGGATAATGCCAAATATAAGAGACAATATCTTTAAGGAGGCTTTTCATTTTGGCTAATTATTGGTATATAGATATTAATAGTAATAATTTAACCGCAGAAGTAGCCAGCGAAATTTTAAAATATACTGGTGAAAATCATTTTATTCGTAGTTTTAGTTATCAGCACGGTGATTGTGTAAATAGAAAAGTTGGCGGAAAACTTTATATGAATACTCGCGGCCTGCCCAATATCATCGATATTCTTAAAAAATATGATATTGCAGAGAGTGAAATAAAGTGTGAAGATGAGTTTGAGAGCGCTTGGACTGCGATTTTCGAACAGTATTTCGCCGACTTGCCCGTTACCAGGGAGTATCATTCTATTCTCGAAAAGAATATAAATGAAAAGATAATTGAGTTAGATTGGGATGGAAAAAATTGGGACAAACTTGAAGATTACTTTAAAACTTGTTGGGGAAGTAGAAGTTTTCAATTCGAGCCTGAAAATTGGACGATTATTGGAATTAAAGAAGAATAATATTGTTATTATAACAATGGAGGATTCTATGAAACAAGGCGAAAGATATGGCGCTTTGACTCTAAGATACAAGGAAGGTAATTATTGGGTTTGTTCTTGTGATTGTGGAAATTAGAACGTAATAGCCGAAGCAAAAAATTTATTAAATCATTGTTATCCTTGCTGTGGCAAATGTAGGCGTTTAGGCACTTGGGCAATAAAAGAGGCAGGATTGCGTAAATAGAAAGCATTAAATATTGAGCATCAAGAAGTCGTGAAGAAAAATAAAAAACATTATTATTCTGAGACTTCCCGGGGCTATATTAAGAGTTCTAAGAAAGAAACTATAATTTATAAAAAATTAACTCAACTAGGAAAAATATTTGAAACTGAAAAAGAGTTTGGTGTTTGCTACCCAGGAAGTTATACTCCTTTTAGATTTGATTTCTGTGTCGCTTCTTCTGAAAGTCCAGTTGGATTTTATTTAATTGAATATGACGGATAGCAACATCAAAAACCAATTAAAATATTTGGTGGAGAAGCGCAATTTAAAAAGCAGCAATGGCGAGATCAGTATAAAAACCAATGGTGTAAAAATAATAACATTCCTTTAATTCGAATTACGGGGAACGTTATTTCCGATGCTGATTTAGAACTTAAAACTACAGAATTCCGTGCGGTTTAAAATTGACAAAATTTAAATTTTATCATATAATAAATAAAGAAAGAAAGGAGTAAAGCAACCTATGAATTATAATGTAGATTTTCAAAAAACTATTGAAGATGCTTTCCTTATTTATGGCGGAAGCGTCGCACAAGAGCGTTCTGTCCCTGATGTGCGTGATGGCTTAAAAATTGGTTTGCGGCAGGGACTTTATTCTCAGTATCATAGCAAGCTTACTCATTCCCATAAATTCCAAAAGGCTCAGAAGTCTGTCGCAGCAGCAATGAGTCTTTGTTATGTTCATGGCGACGCTGCTATGTATGATACCTTCATTCGCGCGGCAAAGCCTTGGGCATATCGGTATCCTCTTGAAGAAGCTCAAGGTGCCGTTGGCAGCCAAGCTTCTCCCGATGACCATTCTGCCGCTCGATATGTTGAAATGCGTAGCAGCGAACTGGCAGATTATTTATTCGCAGGTTTGAAGAAGAATGCAGTCAAGGATTGGTATAATAACTATGACGATACCGAAAAAATCCCCAGTGTTCTCTGCCCTGTTGGTTTTTGGCCGCTGATTAATGGCTGTCAGGGTATTGCTGTTAGTTTTTCTACAAGTTCTCCGCAGTATAATCTTCGAGAAGTAAATGCGGCTCTTGAAAAACTTATCCTCAATCCTGACGCCGATTTTAATAGCATTTATTGTGCTCCCGATTTTGCTACTGGTGGCATTGTGGTAAATGCACAAGAAACCAAAGAAAGCATTAAAAATGGTAGCGGTAAGGCTTGCCGCATTAGAGCAAAGCTTGAATATATGGGCAAGGAAAATTGTATTAAGGCAACGGAACTTCCTTACGGTGTTTATACCAATACCGTTATTGCCCAGCTTGCCGCTCTTACTGAGGAAGATGAAAATTATGGTATTGCGAAAGTAATCGACCATACAAAGAAAACCGCAGATATTCGTATTTATCTAAATAAGGATGCTAATCCCGCAGTTATGATGCGGAAGCTTTACGCAGATACTTCTCTTGAAAGTTCTTTTGCGATTAATCAAATCTTTCTTGACCAAGGCCGCTTTCCGCGTGTATTCGGTTGGCGAGATGCTTGCCTTGCTTATATCGCTCATATGAATGAATGTAAGCGACGCGAACTGAAATTCGATATGGATGCTCTTATTCATCGCAATCATATCCTTGATGGCCTCAAAATTGCCCTCGCCAATATCGATGATGTTGTAGCCCTTATTCGCAACAGTGAAAACGCGGCAAAGGCTAAGATTGGTCTAATGGAACGTTATGGTTTGGATGACGAGCAGGCCAAGGCAATTCTGGATATGAAGCTTCAGCGACTTGCTAATCTTGAGGCGATTAAGGTTAATACAGAGTTTGAAGAAAACGCCGCGAAAATCGACTATCTTGGCAACATTCTCGGCAGTCAGGATGAAGTTAATAAACTTCTAATTGCGGCCTTGCGAGAAGTTGCGGAAAAGTTTGGCGATGCCCGCCGCACTCAGTTGATGAATCTGTCTGAACAGGTAGAAGAAATTAAGGAAGAAGAAGTAATTCTTAGTGTAAGTGGCAATACTATTAAGGTTGTTAAGCGTGGCGTAAAAGATATTATTAAAACCACCAATCTTAGCACTATTGTTTTCGTCACTGATGAAGCAAAGATGTATAAGGTTCCTGTTGCTAATATTATCGAAGCAGGTAGCGCGAAAATTTCTACTCTTATCAAGGACAGTGCCACTATTGTATTTGTTGGCGATTTAGCACAAATCCAATTAAATAAATATTGGATGTTTGCTACAAAAGATGGTATGATTAAAAAGAGCGCCGTCGGAGAATATAATTATAACGGTCGCCAAGGCAATAAAATGATGAAGTTGCGGGAAAAAGATTCTATCATTTCTTGTGGAGTTTTCACTTCAGATTTGGAGAGTTTCAACTTTTTTGGCGGTGGTTCTGTTTTAGTGGGCAATGTAAAAGTCACCACTAAAACCGCAATGGGTAATAAAATGATTAAATGAGGAGAAAAGAATGAATAAGCAGTATTAGGAATTATTTCAAATGGTAGCCCGCAACGGCGCGTTGAATGCGGAAAAAGCAATGGAAACATTAGGTGAGAATGCGGATGCCGAAAAGATAGACGTATTGGTTGAGATGCGAGACCGTTTTAATCTTTTAGAGGATAAGTTTCTAAAAGGAGAAAGTGATTTTGAATTAACTGATTTTATGCAGTTATATGCGGGCGCGATGGTATCTCGTAATATTATTCAGAAAAATATTGATACCTGGGCCGCGATTGTAAAGGAATATGACGATAATCTAATTCCCAAATTATATGAAGTAGCAAGCACTACAGAAGATGCTAAACGTGCTTCATTAATTGAAGAATATTTTTCATAATTTGACAAAACTAAAATTTTAATATATAATATTTATGTAATGAGGTAAATCAAATTATGACTGAAAATGCTAAAAAGGTTTTAAACTTTCTACAGAAAAATTATGGTAAAGAATTTACAAAACACGAAATTGTTGAAAAAATCGATATTAATATGTCCGCGGTAAGTGGCTCTGTTAATGGATTAGTTAGTAGAGGGCTTGCGACTGAGCGAAGAGAACTCATTCAGGGGCGCTTTAAGGGTGAAAAAGATACTGAAATTCGTTATGTGAAATTAACTGAAAAAGGTAAAGAATATGACCCTGATGAAGAAGAACGTCGTCAAGCGGAAGCCCATCTTGAACTGGTCGCGGCACGAAAGAAAGAACGAGCAAGGCTTAAAGCCGAACGTGCTAAATTAAATTCTGTACTATAAATAATAAAATAATTAAAAGATATTTTGGAGGAAAAAGAAATTATGTATAAGTCTATTGATACCCCTGCTCTAAATAGTGTTGTAATTAATGGTGCTCTACTCGGTCTGGATATGCGTGAAGGCAAGAGCGCGCCTTCTAAGGGAAGCAAGCCTTATCGTTCTGTAAATGCTACTGTTCGTGTAAATCAGACTTATGGCGGCAAGAGCGAAGTAAGCGAACTTCCTGTAAGTTTTATTGCTATGAAGCATAAGAAGGATGGCACTGATAACCCCGTATATGAAACTCTTGGCAAGTATGCTACTGAGTATCATACTGCTCAGAAGGATGGCATTGAGAATGCGACTAATGTAAATGTCAATGGCCGTCGTGGCAATGGCTCTCTAAGTGAGAATATGTTTGCCACTCCTCAGAATCCCGAAACTGTTGTTTCTGGTTGGAATATTAATGCCTCTTTCCTAAACGAAAATCGCAATGTTGCTCCTGGCAACAGTGGTGATTGTGCTACTTTTGATATTGAAATTTTCATCCTCAATCTAGACCGTGAAGTTTCTCCCGAAGGCGAAGAGACTGGACGTCTAAAGATTCGCGGCGGCGTAGTTAAGTTCGGTCGTAAGTTAGATTGTTTGGATTTCTTTGTAGAAGATAAGGGCGCGATTGATTATATCGAGCGCAACTATAATGTAAATGATACTGCTCACTTTGTTGGCCGCATTCGTTTCACTTCTGAAACTGTGTCTTACGAAACCTCCAATACTTGGGGTGAATCCATTCCTCAGACTTCTACTCGTAAGAAGCGTGAGCTAATCATTACTGGTCCTGGTGTCGGCGGCGAAGATGGTCCCTATGATGAGGAACGTTCCTATGACCCTGAAGATATTCGTGTTCTGGTTGCCGACCGCAACGCTCTAAAGGAACAGAAGAAGATGGAAGCTCGTGCCAAGGCTTCCAAGCCCACAGCAAGCGCGGCAGCACCTAAGCCCACTTACGGTTGGGAAGAGTAATCTCTTCCCACCGTCCCCTCGTAGAATAAATAAGAAAGATATAAGAAAGGAGAATATAATTAATTATGGCTAATATTGATATTTTTAACATTCAACCTACACAGCTATGTAAGGACCTACGAGGTCGTTTTGTAATGTTATATGGTCAGGCTAAGAGTGGTAAGACTTCTATGTCCGCAATGTGGCCTAAGCCCCTACTGGTTGCTTTTGAGAAAGGCTATAACGCTCTGGTTGGTGTGCGGCCTGCTGACGTTGCTTCTTGGGCAGATTTTAAGTCCATTTGCCGCCAGCTAAAGAAGCCTGAAGCAAAAGAACTTTATGAAACCATTGTAATTGATACTATCGCTATTGCTTATGCTCTCTGCGAAAAGTACATTCTAAATCGCGAAGGTGTCCAGGCAATTGGTGATATTGGTTATGGTAAGGGCTGGGGTATGCTAAAGGACGAGTTTGAAACTACTTTCCGTGAGTTAACCCAGTTGGGTTATGCTATTGTATTCATTGCTCACTCTAAGACTAAGAAAACTGAATATACTGATGAAGAGGGCAATGAACTTGATGCTTTGGCTCCTGACCTGCCCAATGCTGCTTATCAGATTGTAAACCGAATGGTTGACGTTATTGGTTATATCGGCGTTGAATATGACCTAAAGAGCGGTCAGTCTTATCGCTACCTCTATACTCGCGGCACGCCCACTATTTTTGCGGGTAGTCGTTATAAGTACCTGGCTCCTAAGATTGAACTTGGTTATAAGCAGTTGGTAGATGCTATTGCGGAAGCCATGGAAAAGGAAGCGGAACTAACTGGCACTGGTTTTGTAAGTGAGCAGGAAATCAATTATAATGTTGGTATTCCGAAGCGTTCTTTTGAAGAGACTATGACCGAAGCAAAGGACCTATGGAATAAGATTATTAAGGCTAAGGGTGAGGAAGGCCGCGAAGCCATTAAAAACGCAATTTCTCAGGTATTCGGCCACGATATGCAGCTCTCTCGCGCCACTCCTGAACAGCAGGATATGGTAGAGTTGGTAATTGAAGACCTGCGTAAAATCCTATAATAGAGGTTAGATAGATAATAACCCCGGTAGTTATACCGGGGTTTTATTTGACAAAAGTTAAATTTTATTATATAATGGTTATAGAAAGGTGGTATATAAATATGCTTAGATGTAAAACTTGTCGCAAACAATGTCCAGAAAATACAGTGATTACTCATAATGGTTTGTATTTTTGTTGTGAAGAATGTTTTACGTCTTTTTTGATTAAAGAAAAGGAACAAGAAGATAGGAATTATTGTTATGCTACAATTAGCCGCATATTTGGAGTAAGGCCGCTTACACCAAAATTATTTACAGAAGTAAAGCGGACTTGCGAAAATGAAAAACTTACATACAAAAATCTTGCGGCGGTACTTCATTATATGTATGAAGTAAAGCAAATTCCTATTTATAGTCCTACTTTATTTTATGTGCCACAATATGTAGAGGAAGCAAAAGGATATTATCAAACAATTCAGACTAGAATTGACCAAGCAGAAGAGCTAATCAAAAAGGACAAAAAAAGAAATAGTGTTGTTGTGAAACCTAATTATAAAAATAATAAACGAACTTTGGGTATCAAAATTAATCTAGAAGATGTATAAAGGAGTAGGCCAATGACTTTTAATAATACTGATTTGTATTGCCAGGTTCTTGGCAGTATTATGAAAGAACCGTCAGTGTTAGGTAATTTGCCTATGCCTATTGCCATAGACGATTTTAGCACAGAAAACCAAATTACTCGGGTAGTTTATTTCTCACTATCAAATCTAATTGAGGGCGGCACGGTAACTATTAATGCTGTTACCATTGAGGCATTTTTGCAAGGTTATCCTTCACTATTACAAACTTATAATAAAAACAACGGGCGTCAATTTGTTCTAATGTGCTTAGATAAAGGACAGCCTGAAAATTTTATGGCATTCTATAGTAGACTAAAAAAGAATGCCTTACTGCGCGAACTAAGTCTTAAGGGATATGATATTTCTCCTTATGACTTTGAATCGGCTTCCCCTGGTAGCCGGCAAGAATTTGAATGTATTACACGTTATGAAGAAGCAACTGAAGAAGATATTCTTGCCTATGTAGAAAAAACATTTGCATCTATTCGTTCTAAATATACTTATGGAGCTTCAGGATATATCAATGCAGCAGATGGACTTGAAGAGTTGCTTGAAGAATTAAAAGTAAGTCCTGAAATTGGTCCGGAATTGAATGGAGCCTATTATAATTCTATTGTTGGTGGCGCATTGCGCGGCCGTATGTATCTTCGTTCTGGCGGCACCAATGTAGGTAAGACTCGTTGGGCAGTATTCGATGCTTGTAGTATTATTTATCCTATCAGATATGATGAAAACGCAAAGAACTTTATATGGATTAAAGATAAAGTTCCTCAAAAGGTTTTATTTGTTACTACAGAAATGACCGCGAAAGAAATACAAACAATTATTTTGGCTTACGTTTCTGGTGTAGAAGAACAACATATTAAACGAAATGCTTGTACAACAGAAGAAGCCGAACGCGTAAAGATTGGTCTAGAAATTATGAAAAAATATAATCAATTTTTCTTTTTGGAAATGATTGAAAATCCAAATCTTACGAATGTACAGAGTACGATTAAAAAACATATTTTGCTTAATGATGTAGGATATATATTTTATGACTACATCTTTACTTCACCTTCTCTAATTAGTCAATTTAGTTCTAGTGGTATTCGAGAAGATGTGGCCCTAGGATTGTTGAGTAATCAATTAAAAGAAATTGCGGCAAATTATAATGTATTTGTAGCGACAAGTACGCAGGTAAATGGCGATGGTTTAAAAGCGGGAGAAAAACGTGACCAACGGGCATTAAGAGGTTCAAAAGCCATTGCTGATAAAGCAGATGTCGGCTGTCTTATTGCAAAAGTAACTCCTGAAGAATTAGAGCAAATTCATCCATATATTAAGGAATACGGTTCTCCAACTCATGTAACAGATATTTACAAATTACGTAGTGGTACATATAAAGGATGCCGCATTTGGTCAAAAATAAATCTTGGTACTGGCCATAAAATTGATTTGTTTTTGACTGATGAGGCAGGTAATTTAATTACTATGGAAGATTATGAGTATCTTCCTCCGCTTCCAGGTGAAACAATTTGGATTAATAAGCAGTTTTTAGATTCTATCCCAATAGATGATGAAAGGAATGATGAATTTTAATGTGTCAATTTTCTGCTGATTTTAATGATGAATTAGCCCGCAGAAATGGATATAGTGATGATATCATTATTCAGTCTTTTACTTTAGATGATGTAGAACGTTTTTTGCGTAGCCTTGGTGTAGAAGAAATTGACAAACAAGATGAATATCTAATTTGTCCCACAATTTGTCATAATCCGCTTGACCAGGCGGAAACAATGAAGTTATATTATTATAATAAAACTAAAAACTTCCATTGTTATACCCAATGTAGTGAGAATTTTTCCATTATAACTTTATATCAACGTTATATGGAACTTAATCATCAAAAAATTACTTTTGATGAAGCAATTGATTATCTTCGTCGTTTTGTTTCTTTAAGGAACTATAATGAAGAAGATGTGCGGCCTAGTAATATTACTTATGATTTTAGTATCGAAGAAAAGCAAGATATTATTACTTTGCCGCGTATTAATCCTAATGTAATGGATATGTTTATTCCTATGAGTCATCCCCTATGGTTAAGTGAAGGAATTGACAGAGTAGTTCAAGAACAATTTAACATAAGGTTTTCATATCAGCAAAATAAAATTATTATTCCTCATTATGATATTAATGGCAATTTGGTTGGTATTAGAAGTAGAGCCATTGATAAGGAAGATTTAGCTTTTGGCAAATACCGTCCGGTACAAATCGGTACTGAGATGTATAACCATCAGTTAGGTTTTAATTTATATGGAATATGGGAACATAAGAAAGCGATTCAACGCACGAAAAGGGCAGTTATCTATGAAGGAGAAAAAAGCGTAATGCGCGATAGTTCTTTTTATGGCCCTTATAGTGTTGCAGTCGCGACTTGTGGTTCTCAATTAAATAGATTTCAAATTAATCTATTAATAAAAGAACTTGGCGTTAATGAAATTATTCTTGCCTATGATAAAGAGTATGAAAAAACTTTTGATACTGATGGTAAGAAATATAGACAGCGATTGATAAGTAAATGCGAAAAATATCGTGGCCTTGCAAATTTTTATTATATTTTTGATGAACACAATTTGCTTGATAGAAAAGATGCGCCTTGTGATAAAGGACAAGAAATATTAGAAACGTTAATGAAAAGGAGAATTAAAATTAAATGAAATATAAGCTAAAATGGGAACTACCCCATGATGCCGCGACCTGTCTAGGATGGTTATTAGACGCACGCGGCGTAGAAGATATTGAAGGTTATGTATATCCAAGTAAAGATTATGAATTAAATCCTCGTCTACTTGATAATATTGATAGAGGCGCGAATTTGCTAAAGAAGCATCTTGATAATGATAGTAATATTCTATTAGTTCAAGACTGTGATACAGATGGCATTATGAGTTCGGCGATGCTGTGGCTGTATATTAAAGATTTTTATCCAAATGCTAAGTTAGAGTATGTTTGCCACGAACATAAGCAGCATGGCCTAGAAGATATTATTGATGATATCGAAGAAAGTGATTATGATTTAATCATTCTTCCCGATGCCAGTAGCAACGATTATGATTATCATGAACGACTACATAATGCTCATAAAGATATCTTAGTAATTGATCACCATGAAGCAGAAAAATATAGCTATTATGCCGTTGTTGTAAATAATCAGTTATCTACAAATTATTCTAATAAATCCTTTAGCGGCGCAGGCATTGTTTATAAGTTTCTAATGGTAATGGATGAATTAATGGGTAAGCCGGGCCATTGCGAAAAATATATGGACCTATGTGCGCTAGCCAATGTTGCCGATTGTATGAGTATGAAGCATCCTGAAACTCGTTATTACATCATAGAAGGTTTAAAGCGAGTTCAGAATGATGGTTTCAAGGCTTTTATTAATCAGCAATCTTATTCTTTATTTAAAGAAACCAAAGAGCTTGGCTACATTGGAGTGGCTTTTTATATTGCTCCTCTACTAAATGCGGTAGTTCGTGTAGGCACAATGGAAGAAAAACGACTATTATTTGAAGCTTTTATTAACCCTAATAAGCTTATCCAGTCTGACAAGCGCGGAGCCAAGCCAGGCGATATGGAACGAGTTGCAGTTGAAATGGCTCGGCGTGCCTCCAATGCTCGTAATCGTCAGAATAAAACGAAAGAGCGGGCAACAGAACTACTTGATATGCGGGTTCATAAGTACGATTTACTAGATAACAAAATTCTAATTATTCAGGTAGATGATAAAGACAATATTCCCCAGGAACTGCGCGGTCTTATCTGCGCTCAATTTGTAAATCGCTATCATCGTCCTTGCGCGATTGTAGCACGAAATGATGAAGGTTTCCTCCGCGGCAGTATTCGTGGCAATGATTCGTTCGAAGAAGTTCCTGATTTCAAAGCGTTTCTAGAAAAGTCTGGTTTAATGGATTATGTCCAAGGCCATGCTAATGCGGCAGGTATGAGTATTCATGAAAGTAATCTGGAAGATTTACTTGCTTATGCGAATACACATATTTCAAATGAGGGCCTTTCAAATGTATATTATGTAGATTATATCTTTAATGAAGATGAAGATTTTTCTGCTTTATTATTAAATATTGCGGCCCAACCTAATCTATGGGGCAATGATATTGAAGAGCCTATGGTTGTTGTAGAACGCATTCCTTATTATCGTGAGCAATTATTCGTAATGGGCGAAAATAAGGATTCTTCTAAATTTAATCATAATGGTGTGGAATACGTGAAATTTAAGGATTCTGATTATATTCAGGAAATGACCGCCTATGAACGCGGCTATATTACCGTTTATGGTAGCATTAAGCAGAATACTTGGGCTGGCCGCACCACTCCACAAATTCTTATTCAAGATTACATTATTGAAGACGCTACCTATGATTTTTGACAAAATTTAAATTTTAGTGTATAATATAAATAATTAGAGGAAGGAGAAAGTTGAAAGATGGTAAAGCAATACCCTGGTACTTTGCATGCTCATACGGATTTTAGCAATCTTCGTCTTCGAGACTCGATTAATAAAGTCCCTACACTAATTAATAAAGCAATTGAACTTGGCCATACTTGTGTAGCAATTACCGACCACGAAACAATTAGTAGTTTCGTACAGGTTGAAGAATACGCGGCCAAGGTAAAGGATAAGATTAAGGTTATTCGTGGCAATGAGATTTATCTTACTCGTAATAATCTTAATAGTTCTAACTTCAATAAGGAACGTGGCGATGATTACTTTCACTTTATCCTTCTTGCTAAGGATATCGAAGGGTATCATCAGATTTGCGAACTTTCTACGAGAGCCTGGATGCGTTCTTATGTTTCTCGTAGAATGCGTCGTGTTCCTACTTATTATAGAGACTTAAAGGAAATTGTGGCGCCGAATCCCGGACATCTGGTAGCAAGTACGGCTTGTCTGGGCGGTCAGCTTCCTAAGTTTATTCTTAAATATCGTGAAACCGGTGATATGAATTATATTGATACTGCGAAGAACTGGTGTCAATATATGACTGGTATTTTTGGAAAGGGTAATTTTTATTTGGAGATGCAACCTTCCAATAATGCTGAACAGGTTTATGTAAATAAAACTCTATTAAAGTTCAGTGAAGAACTTGACATTCCATATATTATTACAACTGACGCTCATTATCTTTCTAAAGAAGATGCCAATATTCACGAAAAATATCTAAATTCACAAGATGGCGACCGTGAGGTAAAGTCATTCTACGAGACAACTTATATGATGGGCACAGAAGAAATTGAAGGCTTCTTTAAGTATTTTAGTAAGTCTCAAATTGACGCGGCTTATGATAGTATTAATCATATCGTCTCTATGTGCGAAGAGTTTAGTATTAAGCGCCCGCTTCGTATTCCGGAACTTCCTTGGTTAGAGTATAATCATGACGTTCCTAATCTTGAGTTTTACTTAACTAAAATGCCTACTCTTCGTAAGTTCCAGACTTCTAGTCGTAATGCAGATCGAGAAATGGTTTATGCAGTTATTGACGGTATTCATCGTCATAAAGATTTGCAGAATGATGCCGCTTATGCCGCACTTGAGGAATGTTTGGATATGACTTGGGTTTCAAGTGAAATCAATAACGCAAGTTGGAGCGCTTATTGTTTGAATCTTCAAAAGATTATCGAGGAATGTTGGAACTCCGGAACTATTGTGGGTCCCGCCCGTGGTTCTGGTGGTGGCTTTATTCTTCTGTATTGTTTGGATATTATTCAGATGAATGCACTTCGTGAAAAGACGACCATGTATCCTTGGCGTTTCTTGAACCCGCAACGTGTTAGCCCGTTGGATGTTGACTTTGATATTTCTGGTTTAAAACGCGCTTCAACTCTTGAGCATCTTCGTAAAGTGTATGGTCAAGATCGTGTTTGTAATGTTCTTACCTTGAGAACTGAAAAGTCTAAGAGTGCTATTTTAACTGCGGCTCGTGGTTTGGAAATGTCTCCCGAAGAAGGTCAGTATCTTTCTTCTTTAGTTAGCGCCGAGCGCGGCCAGCTATATACTCTTAAGCAGATGTATTATGGCGATGAAGAAAATGGTATCGCACCGAGTTCCACTTTCGTGGAGGAAATGAATAATCATCCTGACCTTTGGGCGATTGCTCAGCGAATTGAAGGTTTGGTATGCGGCGCAGGCATCCACGCGGGCGGCATTATTTTTAATGATGAACCTTTCACTAATACGGCATCTTTGATGCGGGCACCTGATGGAACAGTAATTAGTGGATTCGAACTTCATGACGCGGAAAAACTTTCACTGATTAAGTATGATGCTTTGTCCGTTGAAGGTATGGATAAGATTCAGATTTGTTTAGAGTTGCTTATTGAAAATGGTTTTGTAAAACCGGAGGCAACTTTAAAAGAAACCTATGAAAAGGTAATTGGTATTTATAATATTGAGCGTGATGACCCGACGATGTGGAAAAAAGTTTGGAATCACGATATCATCAGTCTATTCCAAATGGAACAGCAAAGTGGTATTCAAGGTATTGCGGCCACCAAGCCGAATAATGTTGATGACCTTGCCTCATTGAACTCCGTTATTCGTCTAATGGCGCAGGAAAAAGGTGCAGAAACTCCTATTGAGAAATATGCGCGTTTTAGAAAGAATCCTATGGCGTGGGAACAGGAAATGAAGGCTGCGGGTTTAAGCGAAGAGGAACGCAAACTTCTTCACAAAGAGCTGGATGTTTCATCTGGTCTATGCATTGCTCAGGAACAGTTTATGATGTTGGTTCAACTTCCGGAAATTGGCGGTTTTGATCTTCAGTGGGCAGACCGACTTCGTAAGTCCATTGCGAAAAAGAATCCAAAGGAATATGATAAGCTAACTACTGAGTTTTATGAAAATATGCGGCAAAAGAATCTTTCTGAAAATTTGTGTGCATATGTTTGGAATACTCTAATTGCTATGAACCGCGGCTATGGCTTCAATGCCGCCCATACCCTTGGCTATTCATTGGTTGCACTACAAGAAATGAACCTCGCGCATAAGTATCCAATTATCTTCTGGAATACAGCGAATCTTATTGTTGATAGCGCCGGTGTTGCTGAAACAGATGAAGGCGATGAAGAAACTTTAGTTGTTGAACTGGAAGATTCTGAAGAAGTAGAGGAAATTGTAGACATCTATGAGCCGGAAGAATGGGAAGAGTATGAATATGAAGATCTTCCTGATCGTTCTGCGAAAAAGAAAAAGAAAACAAAGTCTATTAACTTCGGTAAGATTGCAACTGCAATTGGTAAATTCCAAATGGCGGGCATTAAAGTAACTCCTCCGAATATCAACGAAAGTGGTTTTACTTTTACTCCTCTGGTAAAAGAAAATGCAATTGCAAGCGGTTTGCGTAATATTACCCGTATTTCCGCAGATTTGGTTAATCAGATTATTGCGAATCGTCCATATACTTCTATGGATGATTTCCAGGCAAAGGTAAAAGTGAATCGCACTCAGATGTTGAACCTTCTAAAGTGTGGAGCTTTTGATAGTTTGCATCCCGACCGAATGGCGGCCATCCAGAGCTATCTATCTAGCAAAGCCGCGACCAAAGAAAAATTAACCTTGGCAAATGTACCGATGTTAATTAAATATGGTATTCTCGATGAAGAAGCCGCGAAATATTGTGAGTTATATTCTTTTAATAAGTTTTTAAGAAAGAATATTAAAGATGATGTTATCGTATTTCCCAATGAAAATGCATTAAATTATTATTGCGATCGATATGACATTGATTTACTAATTAATGGAGAAAGCATTAGTGTAAAAGTTTGGGAAAAGATTTATAAAAAGAATATTGCTCCGCTAAGTGATTTCATCAAAGACAATATGGATGAATTGCTTGATAGGTTAAATGAAGCATTAATTCAAGAACAATTTGAGAATTATGCCAAAGGAACGATTTCTCATTATGAGATTGAATCTATGTCTTTCTATTATCATGAGCACGAGCTTCAAAATGTAAATCGTATGATTTATGATATTCAGGACTTTAATCGCCTTCCAGAGAAGCCAACTGTTGAGCGAGTTATTCCCACAAAAGATGGAAAGTCTATTGAATTACTAGAACTTTCTCATATTTGTGGCACAGTTTTAGATAAAAATAAAATGAAAAATTCCATCTCACTTCTAACACCTACTGGTGTGGTAACTGTGAAAATTTGGAAAAATCAGTTTGCCAAGTATGACAAACAAATCTCCGAAATCCAATCTGACGGAAAAAAGAAAGTTCGAGAAAAGTCTTGGTTTAGTCGCGGCAATCTTTTATATCTACAAGGTATTCGTCGTGGTGATACTTTTATTCCCAAGGCATATAAAAATAGCCTACATAGAATTCCCATTATGAAAATTACATCAGTTGAAGGAGATAGGATAACTTATACTGACAAGAGGTATGATGAGGAATGATTGGAATATATGATAATGACTTTATGGCGGTGAAGAGAGGACTTCCCTCTCCTTCACTAGCCGCGATGAAAATGTCGGCTTTTTTAAAAACAAACGAAGAAGATAACGTATATTTAATTACTTCTTTAGAAACCGCGGCCCAGTGTAATAAGGTTTATTTTTTTAGTGATAGAATTATAGATAAACTTCCTAAAGAAATATTCACAATGGATAACATTGAACTATATGGAAAGTATTTAGAAAAACTTCCTAAGATAGTAGAACACATGGTGCCTGATATTACATTATATCATGATGTGGTTCAAGACCGTTTAGTGAATAAAATTACTGCTACAAATAGAGCACTACAATTTTTGGATAGCATTTATTATCAAGCATATGGTTCAGAAGGAGAAAGATTGCCTTTGCCGCCTTCTTCTACAAGAAAAAGATTTTATATTTATGATGAAGATTTTTTAGGGTATGAAGATTGTTGGGATATTTTAAATGAGCTATTAGAACGTGCTCCTTCTGGTATTTATATGACACAACCAATCCAATGCCATACTGTAAAACAGTTTTTTACATTGCGTGAGGATTATGAAAAAGTTAGCCGCAGTAATAAAGTAATATTAGATTATTTTGTTCCACTTCATCACTTTGATATGTATTTTAGTAAATATAAATTGAGGTTGCTTGGTGAAATTACCAAAACCTCGGAGGTTTATATTTACTTAGGTAAAAATTATTCTAATAATGCTTATGGGGACACCTTTTATATAAAGAACTTGTATTATTGTTTAAACCTTATTTTCAGTTATTGGTCCCGCAATATTCCCATTAAAGCAGAGATGTTTGAAAAAGAAGACGCAATTAACCCATATAAAGATATTTATAACTGTATAAGACTTTGGACTAATAGTGAAAATCAAAATATGAAATTAAAAGAAAGTTTCAACTCTAAAAAACTTAAGACCAAATTAGAAGAATTTCTTAAAGAACATTCTGTGATGGAGCAATTCTTTGAGAAAAGCAAAAATGACTTAATTACTACAAGGGGGATATGGAGAATATGAGACAAAATGAGGATATTCGTGCTGAGATGCAGGAAATTCAATTAAAACTCCAAAAGAAATTAGCAGAATGTTGCGCTACATTTGAACTACATCCTGAAATTAATGCTTTAAGACAGCAAATTGATGCTCTCCGCAAGGAATGCACGCATCTTAATACGAATCACGAAATTGAACTTTATAATGGACGCTGTATCTACTGTGGAAAAAAGATGTGAGGTGATAAGATATGGAATATGTAATCAAACGTGATGGTTCTCAGGTCTTATATAATAAAGATAAAATTTATGAAGCTATTAATGCCGCGAATGAAGAATGTATTCTTAAAGAAGAAGGGTATTTAACATTAGAATCTCTCTATGATGCCTTAGAGGATATTGATAGTCGTTGCAACGACCATGTGTCTGATATTGGTGTAGAAGAAATTCAGAACATTGTTGAACGTGTATTAATGTCCTATGAACCTGATGTTGCTCGTGCTTATATTCGCTATCGTTATATGAAAGAAGTCGCTCGTGAATATAAGGCAGACTTTTTTGAAGCGATTGGCGATAAACTCGCGGCTAAGAATGTAGTCAACCAAAATGCCAACGTAGACGAGCATTCCTTCGGCGGCCGCGTAGGCGAAGCATCTGATGCTATGATGAAAGAGTATGCACTTAACTTCTGCATGTCCAAGATGGCGCGCGAAAATCATTTAAATAATGAAATTTATATTCATGACCTAAGTGCTTATGCAGTTGGGATGCACAATTGCCTTACTGTTCCTTTTGACCATCTACTTGAAAAAGGCTTCAATACTCGTCAAGTTGATATTCGTCCCGCTAATAGTGTAGATACTGCTTTCCAGTTAGTTGCTGTTATTTTCCAACTACAATCTCTAATGCAGTTTGGCGGCGTAAGTGCTTCTCATATTGACTGGACTATGGTACCTTATGTAAGAAAGAGTTTTAGAAAACATTGGAACAATGGATTAAAATATTTAGCATTTTGGGAAGTAAAAGATGAAGACTATGAAACTGAAAATAAGCCCTTGGATGAATATCCCAATTTTGATGATTATCAAGATATTTATCGGTATGCTATGGAAATGACTGAAAAAGAACTATCCCAAGCCGCAGAAGGCTTATATCATAACCTCAATTCTCTCCAAAGCCGCAGCGGAAACCAGTTGCCCTTTACCTCCCTTAACTATGGAACTTGCACTCTTCCTGAAGGTCGCATGGTAATTAAGGCTCTACTTGAAGGCTCCATTAAAGGCGTAGGCAAGCATCATCGCACTCCTATCTTCCCTTGCGGTATTTTCCAAGTCGGCGAAGGAATCAACAAGCATCCTGGCGACCCTAATTATGATTTATTCCAGCTGGCACTAAAATCAACTTCTTTACGTCTATATCCCAATTATGCTAATATTGATTGGTCTGGTAATGCAGGATATGATAAAAACGACCCAAAAACTTATTTCTCTACCATGGGTAAGTGCAAACTACAGCTCATGTAAAATCTTTTGAACCTCGCCCGAGGGTGTCTGCGTAAGCAGGCTAACGGTTAGGTCCCACGAGGATGAGACCGTGCGAAGATTCGTTATAATATTCATCTCTGTGAGGTGAATATATGGAAGTTTATAAGATTACTAACCTAATAAATGATAAAGTTTATATTGGTTAGACAATTCGACCTATTTAGTAGCGTTTTCATCGGCATATAAGCGATGCTATGAATAATATACTTGATACACATTTTGCAAGAGCAATAAGAAAATACGGTCCAGATAATTGGAAAATAGAAAGTATAGACATCGCTAAAACATAGGAAGAATTAAATCAAAAAGAACAGTATTGGATTAATTATTATAATTCTGTTATAGATGGATATAATGAAACAAATGCCATTAGCAAGTGCGGTGGAAATACTTATCAATCTAAAACAGAAGAAGAAATGAAAATTATTAAGGAAAAGATACGAAAAACTAAACTTGGTGGTAAAAATCCCATGGCACGAAAAATAAAAAGAACAAATATACAAACTGGAGAAACCGATATTTTTGAAACAGTTATATCTTGTGCCAAAGCTTGCGGGATACAAAATGGAAAAACATCAATTACCACCCGGCTAAATAAACAAATAACTTCTCCTTATAAAAATACTTGGACTTTTGAATATTATAACGAATAACGTGTATCGACTATCCCTGATGAATGTAAGGGAGTAGGACAGGAGATAGGCACCTGTCCGAAGCGGAAGACTATCTTGACAAAGATAGAAGATATAGTCAGTGCTGATGGCAACATCAGATAAACATGTGTAGAACGGCGAACGGCTGGGATGTAAATGGTTTGGGTCAGCAAAAGGACGGCCGCGGTAATATTTGTCCTGTAACGATTATTATGCCTACGCTTGCAATGATGGCTTTGGGTGGTGGAGGAGGTCCTTGTGAGGAATTGACACTAGAACACCCAGTAATAGAAGAGCGTATTAAGAAATTTATGACTCTTCTTGATAAGAAAATCCACGAAGCCAAAGATATGCTAATTGAGCGCTTTGAATATATTTGCCGCCAAAGTCCTGACTCAGCCAAGTTTATGTATGAAAATAATACTATGGCAGGCTATGTGCCAGAAGAAGGTATTCGCTCTGCCTTAAAGCATGGAACAGTTGTAATTGGACAACTTGGTTTAGCAGAAACCTTAGAAATTTTAATCGGTAAGAATCACACTACTCCCGAAGGTATGGAACTTGCAAAGCGTATTGAGCAGTTATTTAAAGATAGATGTGCTGAATTTAAGCAACAGTATAAATTGAACTTTGGTGTATATTATACGCCTGCTGAAAACCTCTGCTATACTGCTATGAAGAAGTTCCAAGATAAATATGGAACTATTCCTCATGTAAGCGACCATGAATACTTCACTAATAGTATCCACGTTCCTGTTTGGGAAAAGGTTAATGTTCTTGAAAAAATCGATATTGAAAGCGAACTAACTGGTTATAGTTCCGCAGGCTGCATTACTTATGTTGAACTTGAAAGCGGCATTAAAAATAACCTATCCGCCTTGGAACAAATTGTTATCTATGCTATGGATAAAGATATTCCTTATCTTGCTATCAATGTCCCCAATGATACTTGCCTTGATTGCGGCTATACTGATGAATTTAACGACAAGTGTCCTGAGTGCGGCAGTACCAATATTCAGCAGCTTCGCCGCGTAACAGGCTACTTAACAGGCGACTATAAAACCGCCTTCAATAAAGGTAAACAATATGAAACTGAAGACCGAGTAAAACATACCGGAAGGATGGAACAGTAATTATGAAATACGCAGGAATTATTTATGATGATACCGCCGCGGCCCCTGGTTTAAGTCTATCCTTCTACACTCAAGGTTGCCCTATCCACTGTCCTGGTTGCCATAACCAGGATATGTGGGATTTTGAAGGCGGATATGAATTTACAGACGAAGTAAGAGATAAAGTTATTGCTAAACTCAATGAAAACGGAGTTCTCCGCAATCTTTGTATTATTGGCGGCGAACCACTTTGTCCGCAAAATGCTCATATGACAGAATTGCTTTGCGGCTTTGCAAGAGTAGAATATCCAGATATTAAGATTTATGTTTGGACTGGTTATACTTTAGAAGAATTATGCAAACGCGAGCAAGATATAGATACGCTTGATGGTAAGCATATTCGTAATATTCTAGAATGTGTTGATGTTCTAATTGCTAATCCATTTGATATCTCCAAACGAGACATCACATTAGAATTACGCGGTTCTTCTAATCAGGAGATTTATAAATTCGTCACTGAAAATGAGTTCGCTGATGGCGGCAAACAATTTGGGTTTGAACGCGCAAACAAAATCTATCCTTATGTTATTAAGGAAGGAAAATTTAAAGAGGGCTAAGCCCTCTTTATTTTTTTGCTTAAAATTTGACAAAAATATTTTTTTAGCTTATAATTAATACATAAGAAATACAGGAGTAGTGAAGTTTAGGATAGTATGGATATCTTTATTATTATATGTCTAATTGGTTTATCTCTTTACCTTGCTTATAAATATACTCAATTACAAAAGTAGCAATCTAGTTATAAGGAACTATAGACGGATATTTAGAACGCGAATAGTATCTTAGACGATATTAAAGCATAGACTAAAACCGCCACAGAAGAGCTACAAGATATATAGCAATCTTAGACTAGTCATCAGTTTGAATTGGTTGCTCTACTTGCTAAAGAAGACGAATTACGCAAAAATATTGATAGTAATTAGGCAATCGTAGCAAGCCAAACCGAAATTATTAATAACTATCGAGAGCAATACAGTGCCCTAAAAGATGAGTAGGATAAAAAATGTCTACAAATCATTTAGGATACTTCCTTAAAAATTAATTAGATTGAAGCAAGTTATAAATTAACTATTGAATAGAAGGAACAAGAAACCAAAGCGATTATTGAATAGTTAGCTGCCAATCTTGAGGAAGAGCGGCAAAAATATCTTTCTATTATCGAAACTGTCTAGAATGCTTAGACAGAAGATGAAAAAGATGCCAATAGGCATATTAAAATTCGTGATGCCACAAAAGATGATATTAATTATCTTTTAAATAATGTTGCCAATAAACTATCTAATCCTGATATTTTATATAAGCTTATTTGGTCTGAATATATTCAAAAACCTACTAATGAGATGTTAGACTTTATTTTACCACAACGTGATTGCCCGGGTATTTATAAAATCACTAACGATAAAAATAAAAAAGCGTATATCGGTCGTTCCACTTCTGTCCGTAAACGTCTAACCGACCACATCAAAAGCGCGGTTGGCATAAGCACCATCGCGGATTAGCGAGTTCATCAAGCAATGCGGGAAGAAGGCTTATGGAATTTTACTTTTGAACTGATAGAAGAATGCGATAAAGACAAGCTTAATGAGCGAGAAAAATTTTATATCCAATTCTTCTCAACCGAACAACTTGGATATAATCAGAAAGCAGGAGGCTAATTGTGTTAGTAAATCAAATTATTCCCACCGAAATGCGTGAGCGTATATGCGTGCATTGCGACCATCACGATAATGATACTGGCGACCCAATGACCTATCTAATCGCTGGGCCGCGGCAGGGTAAATCAACAGAAACCATTCGTCAAGCAGTCTTTCGCCGCAATACGATTCTTTCTACCGAATATGATTTTTATAGAAGCGCGGGAATGAAGCACGTGAGTGAAGCCCGACCAGGAGAAGTGTCATACTTAGGTTTGCGCGACATATTCGCTAATGAGCTAAAATTAACTGAACCTCTAAATTTATGTGTAGATAATGCTCGGACTGTCTTGGAAGAACTCTTAACCGAAAGGTTTAATGTCCCAGTAAAAATTAACTTTATGTCCTTGGAGGCTTAATCATGGACGATAAAATGCTAAAAGATATGGAAAAAGTTAAAGTCACCGCCGCGGCGCAAGATTTATGGGAGCCCGCAAAACCTGGCGAGACTTTAGATAATATTTGGATACCTAATCGTCGCGAACGCAGAAAGATGTTAAAAGCTAAAGGCAAAAAACGTCATATGCGCGTTATGGGTAAAATCCTGCAAGAAGCGGAAAATTGCGCAAAAGGTAGCCCTGAATTTAAAAAAGAAATCTACAAGGCCCTTTATGATAATCTTAAAAAAATGACTGAAAATATTGAAGAAGAACTAAAAGAAAAGAACGAAAAGGAGAACACTGAAAATGTTGGAACTGATTAAGGAAACTAAGGTATGGCGCGTAAGCTCTGAAGATGCGGCTGTTGATATGATTAATGAAGAGAAAGAAAAGGCCGCAGGCTATACTATCACTAAAGCCGCTTATGTAATTAAGATTAAGAAATCTAAGGGAGAAATTGTAGATTCTTGGTGTATTGTAACGATTGAATATTCTTATGAGGTGTAAATAAATGCCCACTAATGATTGGACTGAATTATTTGATAGTTTTCAAGAACTATTTGCTATGACAGACGAAGATTTAGAACGAGTAAAACCTATTATTCTACGCGAAATTTCTGAAAATATTAGCGGCCCTAATTCTCTTGTCAGTATTGAGAATTATATTAAGGAATGCGATTTAATGGGATATGATATTAATCGATATAATGAAGATATCGAAAATAGTCGTATCTTAATCTATAATACTATGATGGAACTAAAAGAGAAATATGCCGATTCCGAAATGAAGGCAGAATTAATTGATAATATCTATAGCCTTATGGAATCTTATTTAGCCTTAGTTGCTCTTAAAGTAGCCAATCGTGAAAGCGCGAATATTGGTATTGAATTGATTCATCCTGCTGCTAAGATTCCTACTTACGCCCATGATGGCGACCAGGGTGCTGATATTTATGTTCCTGAGGATAACATTATCCCTGCCAATGCACGCGGCCATATGGTTCATACTGGCATCAAACTCTTAATCCCTCGCGGCTGGGCAATTTCTATTCGACCTCGTAGTGGTATGAGTAAGAATACCCCCTTGCGCATTTCCAATTCTCCTGCGACTATCGACCAGCAGTATCGCGGAGAAGTTAATATTCTTTTTGATAATTTGAGTGATGAACCTTATGAAATTAAGGCTGGCGAACGAATTGCTCAATTTATCTTAGAAAAGAATTATAAGGCAGATTATAGTCAGGTTGATACTGTTGAGCCTGATACCGACCGCGGCGAAGGCGGCTTTGGAAGTTCTGGCAACTAATGGCAATTAATATTTTCACGGTTTAGTCAGACCTTGAAAATGCTGGTTGGTAGTTATTATCTACTACATATAAAAATTTAAAAACTCCTCTTGAAATGGTATGTCCTAAAGGGCATATCATTCAAGAGACTTATGAAGTTTGGCGTAAAAAACACGAATGCTCTGAATGCGCAAAGTTGGCGGCCAAGGCATCAAAAAGAAATAAATTACCATAGAAAAATAATAATGTTTATCGTATTTTAGCCCTGGACGCCGCCACCGGTACAACAGGCTATTCAATTTATGACGATAAACAATTAGTTGCTTATGGAACATTTACTACACAATATAGTGATGATTCTACTGATAAAATTAATTAGGTAAAAAAATGGGTAGATGAAGTTTGCCAAGTTTGTGCGCCAGATGCTATTGGTATTGAAAATATTTAGTATCAAAAAGAACACGGTGTAAAAACATTTTAGACACTTGCCAATTTATAGGGCGTCCTATTAGATTTCTGTTTTGAAAATCGCGATAAATATAAATATGGCTTGGCCGCGTCTTCTACTTGGCGCTCATATCTAGGAATTAATCACGGCGATTAGCGCGAAAGTGCAAAGAAGTAGGCATAGTCCTATGTAAAACTTATGTTTGGAATTGATGCCACACAAGATGAAGCGGATGCTATTTGTTTAGGTAAATATTTTACAAGTAAATTTATAGAAAAGCGAAAAATCGCTTGGGGAGAAGATATTTTATGATTACTCTAACTGTTAAAGATTTATTGAATATGAAAGATGTCCTTCAGGTTATGGCAAATACTCCTATGGCCGCGAAAGATAGTTTAAATATGTATCGTATGCTTAAGGTATTTGATAAAGAATATGAAGGCATTAGTGAAACTCAAGCTAATCTACTAAAGAAATATGTTGCCAAAGAGGGTGAAGAATACCTTACCGATAAGAATGGTAATTATGTAATTACTGCGGATAAGATGGAAGATTATAATAAGGAAGCAATTGAATTTTTAAATACTACTATTGAATTTAATATTAATCCTTTGTCTTGGAATGCGGTAGAAAGTATGAAACTAACTCCTAATCAGATTTCTACTTTAGAAAAGATTATGGAAGAGTAAGATAGGTAAAAAGAAAAAGAGGGCGAAAGCCCTCTTTTATTTTTATAGATAAACATACATAACATAAGCGTTCGACCACGTATGGTCCTCACCTTCATTCAAACCTTCCAAATTTACTGTCATTTTTATAATAGAGCCCGCGGGAATATTATGAACATAATTGCCGGAACTCTGATTATGAATCTAAAATTCAATACCTAATTGTGTTGAATTTACCAAATTAGTAATTGTTGTTTTATCTGTTGAAGTGAAGGTAAAAGAATATTCTCTAGTACCGCCAGAGGTAGCCAATGTTATACCGCCATTTAAAGAACTAGAAAATAATTTTATGTATTTACCAGTAGACTCTTGCCACCATCCAATAGCGCATCTAAGTCTACGTGGATCATAGCCAGACGAGGAGCAATTAATGGGGACTTTAACCGTTACAGACATACTAGTCGCGCCAGCATCGGAAGCATTCACTTTATTATTATATAATGTATAACCACAATGACGGTTCTCTGCTGCGCCTCCATCAGTAAAAAGATAATACTCACTCGTAGTGCTTTTCGACGTAAAAGTTTTCTTGGCTTCAGTACCAGTATTTTGATAAATTTTTGTGCTAGAACCAGAAGGACAAATCCATATATTCCCTAGTTCAGCAGGAGGTTCGTCTGGGCCAACATAAATTTTTTTCTATAACATTAACTCTTCGCCATTTAATAACAAAGATAAAGCATTAATATTGGCATTTTCTATTGTAACAGTACCAGATTCGGGAGTAATCTCAATATCTTCAGCCTAAGTAGATAATTGAGTATTATCCTATATGGTAAAAAGCGGAGAAACTAAATTTAAACTATTAGCTATAATACGAACATCAGGAGCCTATTCATAATCAGAAGGTTCAAACGTTAATTTTTCATCCTCATCAGTTTCACCAATATAATTGCCTGTGACTCTGAAAATCTCACCAGCTTTAAAATCCGCTTTCGTACCTTTTGTAAAAATGCCCTCCTAACTAATAGACAAAGATGTTAATATTATATCATTATTGTATTGATTTAATTCTATCGCTAACTGCGAACTCTCGTCTTGGCCTAAAAGAATTACAGAGTGGTATCCGGAATCTTCTCCTGTTTTTAATAAAATTCCATCAGAAAGTGTAATCTAACTTCCGGAAGATACAAGCGTAATTCGTCCACCCTATAAATCAATACCATCCTGATTTAAAATAATATGATTGCTTTGCTCGTCCGTGATGATATGCTCCAGACGAATTTCTCCACCATTTAAAGAAATATTGCCGCCAGATAATGAAATGGAAGCCTAGCTTAATATTTGAATACCATCATTACTCAATATCATATTATTGGTAGCATTTTCCTCAGTGCCGGTCTTTAGCTCAATCTTACTATTACCGTATACTTTTATATTATTTCCAGTTAATAGTAAACCTTTTCCTCCAAAACTCAGCCCATTTGCGGTTAATGAGGTATCTTCATTTTTAAGCTCTTCATTCGCGGCCTACACGACTTCAATTTTGTTATCTATTATTTTTAGATTTCCAATCTGACCATATTCTGCATAAATGCCGCCACGCAGGTGAACGTTTTCACCATATAAACCATATCCTTTAGGATTGAGACCTTCAGGAAGATTGGGTAAATCTTTTAACCCATCCAAATTACCAATTCTTACTTTCGGCAGATTATCATTTATACCTTCTGCGTTAGCGCCATAAAAATCAATATAAGGAGCTTTATCAGCAATCGCGGTAAATAGAATACCTTCTTTGGAAACATCATTACCATTTTGAGTTCCTAAATAAATTAAATTCCACTGACCAGAGGGAATAAGTTCTTTGCCAATAACCTCACTCACCGCAATTTGAGTATTATTCTTATCATAGAATAAATTCTATTCTGCACCGCTGATATTAATCATACCGGTTAATATAGTATCATTATCCGTATTAGAAATGCGCATATGATAATTACGAATAGAATATAACAATCCGTCATCCGTTCCTACTGTCGCGGTTAAGCCAATGATATCATTTTCTACCCATTCGCGGCCATAGTGCTTTTTGCCCTCTTCAATAAGTTTAACACCTTTTAATTTAATCGTAAAAGGTATACCAGTCTATAAGGTAATTTCCGCATTTTGCGAAATGTTTGAGTCAATAATCGCGGTAGGTGCCAAATACATTTCGCCGCCGACGGCGCTGGTTTCTTTATATTCAAATACAGAGGCCGCGATTGTGCCACGAACGTGAACATTATTAAAAACCGCATTACCATCCTAATTAATCTGCCATCCTTGGCCAATAACAGTATCACCGCTATAGTTCATACTAGAGATGGTGCCAGTCATAAAAATACTACCGCTATCTTTATCTAACTATAAAGTAGTCTAGCCAGTCTTATCTCTTAAAGTCAAACCATCCCAATTAAGAGAAACAAGCGCGGCCTTACCTTGTTCAAGAGCAGGGAAATCTTTAACTATTTCGGCGTTTTGTTCTTCATAATTGGCAAAAGTTTCATTTAAATTTTCGTCAATACATTGTAATCCATATTGTGAAAATTTTACATAATTCTTTCGTTGTGCTTTACCATCAGCATCATACTTATACGCCAAAATACCTTCGCTGTTCCATTGGAAAGCCATCTCATCGCCCGCGAAAATACGAATTAAGTTAGTATCTATTTGGCCCGCGGTAATTAATTTAGCATTTAATCCATTAGGAGTTAGACCTGTGCTCCAAATTCTGCGGCCATTCGAGTCTAAAGAATTAGATAAGAAAATGCCGCCGCCCTGGAGAACTACTTGTCCATATGCGCCATTGGCATAGGGTTTAGTATTGGTTAAAATAATGCCTTCAGTAGGACTAATCTCGACTCCAGTAAGCGAATAATCTAAAAATAAATTATTATTATTAATAGACTGCTATAAGACGTCTCCACTTATTGTTCCAGTCGCCTCAAACTTACCAGCCGCAATATTGTAATTGCGCTCATTCTACTTCATTGCCTCACTGCTGGCGGTAATAACACTAAACAAATCCTCAAATTTAGTCTTATAGTTCTATACTACCATCTCGTCATTTTGAGGACTACTTAAATCATAAGTAATCTCATTTAAATAACCGGAAGCCGCGTGCACGCCTAATAGCGGGTCATTAATGTAAGCCATTTGACCTACACGAACGTAGTTCATTTTGTCTGGCACGGCAGACATGGAGAGTTCATAGGAGTATTTGGGGAAAGCGTTATCTACAGAAACATTCTTAGCGTCCAAATACAACAACTCATTCGCACGAGAGGTTTGATAATTAATATGGTATTTGTAATCACTTATCTGATTGAAGAAATTTTTACTATTAATTTTGAAGGTAATATGTGGGTCATCATCCCGCATTAAGACGGTATAATCATAATACTTGGTTAATGGTTCGATATCTATTTCTTCTAATTCATTACCTTCTTCATCCTTCCCAAATTCCGCCATAGTATGAGGATAGATTTTGAGCGCATCCGAGCCAGATAGAACGTTCTCTTCTCTTAGAACGATACGAGGATAACAGATAGGAAATTTCTCATTATTAAGAGTAAATTTCTCACTGTCAGAATGCTCAAAAGGATAATCACCCGCGTCATCCTCAAAGCAATAAGTAATAATATTCGCAGAAGGGACTTCTAAATCAAAATAAGTTCCTTGGTTTTTGTCATCATTAAATAAAATTACTGGAATAGCTTTATATGAAATAGAATTACCAGATTGCACTTTCTTCTTCAAATAAGCGAAAATATAGCCCGCATTAAGATGTAAAATCTTATCTCCAAAATAGGAGGAGCCGCCAGATAACAGTTTAGTAATGTCTGCTATTTGGTCGTAGTTCTAATCCGTATTACTTATAACTGTTGCGTCGAGGCTATGTACGGTTTGCTTGTCTGTTTTTACAGTAATATAAAAGCCGTTTTCTTCGGTATCGTCAGGATAGAGACAAATTTTATCGTTTTCAACTACAGGCGAGGCTAGAGTGACGGTGAAATAATAAGTCTTACCATTGTAAGTAAACTTTAGTTTATTACCAACATCAAAGCGCTCTACCCACGTTTCTGCGATTGTTGCTTCATATACATTTTTCTTTACACGAAGATTCAGCTTACTAATATCACGTTCATCCGCAATCCATTTCTAGACTGTTCCTGTATCGGACATATTTAAGGGTAAATACGGGAAGTATTTCTTTTCTATCTATCCGACGTCTTCGGTTATTTCGTAATATTCTTTATCTTCATAATCAAATAGCTCTGTATCAAAGAAGAAGCCGCTTTCGGCGGGAACATCAAATTGATTAAGCGCGCCTTTCATTGTATAATCTACACTATAATCTTGCCGCGGGTCTTGATACTCATCGGGAGTCCAATATCCTTCGCGAAGAAGCGGGCCAAGAATACGTTCAAGTTCGTTATTTAGTTTATCTTTTTTATCTAAATATTCTCTTTGCTTAGCTTCTAGTTCTTCGAGTTCTTTTTGAGTTTGTTCTTGTTTCGCAATATATTCTTCTTCTAATAGAGTATATTGTTCCTCGGTTAGCTTCAAACTAGCGCAAATACTATCATACTTTAAAACAGGATAATAACTTAAAGTAGCGTATAAACTATTTTTATTGCTTTCTACGTGTTCATTCGCGGGATGGCAATATAAACACAAAACCTATCCATACTGGTCCTTATAGGCATAAAAACGATTTTTATTTGCTTCCGGGATATTAGGAACCTTTTTTGTAACAATAATAGGACGATCTTCAACATTAATTAAGTTATCTTCCTTGTCCTCACAATCACGAGTATAGTATAACTTAATAGAACTACTATCCACTCCATCAAAGTGTAATGCGCCTTTAAGAACCGAACCTTCATCTACAAAGATAATACTTACCGGATTAACTTTTGTTCTATCAACCTAACGTTCAATGAACTCGTTATTACGTAAAGCGTCATAGTCATTATATTCCTATTGAGCAGATTGTTTTTGCTTATCTGCCAACGCAGCCTAGGCTTTATACTCATTTAGTAATACAGTTTTTGTATTAATACTAGGCGCCAATTCTTTTAGCGCTAAATTAAGTCTACGAATTTCTGTTTTATACTTTTCAATGAATTGTTTCTGGTATGCGCTAATAGCATTAATAGAATCAAAATAATCAAAATTAAGAATAAACTCATCCATTAAAGGATTTGCTTTGGTATCCGCAATCGTAATATAGCCATTCTCCATAGCATCAGACTGAGAAGGAGTAACATACATCTTGGTATAAATCTCAGTGCTGTCACTGGTGCGGGAAATATTTTGTAAGTTAGTCTAATAGTCAACTACAAAGGGATTTTCCTGTTTTATAGCGTAATTATAAAAAACAACCTTGCGGCCGGTCCATACTTTATCATTGACTTCATTACCATTTTCGTCAATTTTTGTATCATAATATTCGCGCACAAAACGACCATTCTAATCGCACTTATATTCGTAATGGCAGAATACTTCAAAGGCTTCCGCGATGGACTAAGTAATATTATATTTATTACTCTAATAACAATCGATAGTTCGCTATTTTTCTTCGCCCAACTTAAATCCCGCTGGCACTAAAGTCTTGCCAGTCTCATCTTCTTCCCAGGCGCTTACATATGAGTCTTCGTAGATTTTATCGGCGGCCCGCGTTTTATCGGCGTGGAAACTCCAATCCATACGGATTTCATAACACCAAGGAGTTAGCCATTTTGTTATTTTACCATTGCTGTCTTTTTCATTGGGGAAAACTTTATCAAGCCAATAGTTAATATTATTGCGGATAGTTTGGTCTTTTTCGTATTCTAACTCTAAAATTTCTTTTGTTAATTCTAATTTATAGCCATGTTTGCCAAGTTCCGCAAACGCCAGCCCAGAACCCGTTACTTCTTTTATAGTGGTATAATGCTCGTCTCTTTTATCTACAATTTTGTCTATAATAAATGGAAACACCTTTAACTCATAATCTTGCGGCTTAGTGGAGCCTTCTTTTTGGAATAACACAAAAGCTTTTAATACTCTTGTATTCTCCGCCAATATCCCTGTGGCGATATTATTTTGCCAACGAGGATTGATTTCACGAGCATTGGTTTTAGGATTAGTAATATATTTAGGTATAGAGAATGTAATGCTCTATGTACCATCACTATTAATCGTAATCCGCGGCTCATTTAATTGTCCTATAAAATTATCATTATAGGACTGTAGGGTGCCTATAAAGTCATCCTACAGTCCATACACTTCAATCTTATAAGGACGTAATTCATATTCTGTAAACGTCCTTGTACTCAAGATAATTCCTCCATTATATCATAGATATGTATAATCATATTCTAACTTCACTAAAGGAAAGCTTTCAATTGATGCGTTCTTTACAAACTATAAAGCGTGACAGGAAATAATTTGACCATTTTCATCAATTGAATCTCCTCCTTCTAAATTAAAGTAGGGAGTGAGTATCATATCTCCACAAAATTCTTTCCCCGAATAGCTAATTATTTCAAAGGCGTCATTAATAGCATTATATTGAAAATCAATTGTAGTCTGAGACTCTTTACCATCTAATTTAATGGTAATAGGGTAAAACGCGGCCCAAGTGCCATCGGGCTACGTTATATCATATACATATTCATTGTCGCTCTCGCGCCGCGCATTTTCGCAAAGCATTAAGAGCATCATAACATTGAAGTAAGCCAGCCAATTTCCAGTATAGGTTTTAGATTCATATCCTAACATAGAAATATCCAATGTGGCAGTATTATCTAATAGCTTATCGTTCTTATCACAGAATGTCTCATTCTTACGAATTAATGCCAAGCACGACAACGCCCAACGACTCACCTTTTCGTGAACTACTTCCTCTCTAATAGAATTTTCCAAATCCACGGCCGCATAATTACCGCTCTTATGGAAATTATATGCCATTTGAATTACACGGTGAATAGAATGTATTAAATTGGGAGTAGTATAATCAAACTTATATACAAAGTCTTCCTCAAAAGGCGCGGGAATTTTCATAACAATATCGCGCTCACCTTCGGGTTGAGAATAATCTGGGCCATATTCTCCAGTGAGGATTTTAGAACCCAATATAGAATTATACGGAACGGCCGCCATTTGTTCTTCAAGTTTTAATGAAGTATAGTTGATATCATCATTAATATTACTGAAATAAATAGGCTTCCATTCAGAGGTAGTAGTTAAAGGGGTAAAACTTGGAGTGAATTGAATTGTAATTTTTGCGGGCGTGCGCACGGTGGAAGGATTATAGTAAATCATAGGATTATTAAGTCCCACATCACTATGGCCGCTATCAGTAACCAAACTGCTTACATCGTTATCTCTATCATAGTCTAAACATTTATCTGTTCCAAGATGACATTGCTTAATATCTACGAATTCTTGTAAGCCTAAAATCATCGTGCCTAATGTGCCATTGCCTAAAACCGCATTACGAGGGTCAACAAAAATAGTTTTATTCCAACTGGAAGAAAGCGGCACGCCATTATTATGGACGGTTTTTATAGCGTCGATACGTTCATCATAAGATAATTCTTCTAACGGCTTATCTATATAGCTTAAAGTGCTATAGAGATAAGGGTCATCAAATTCAAAAGTTATGCTTGCTTCGCCCTTATATTCGTTAATTGGTACTTGAGTTCCTAACATATTAATATATTTACGAAACGGAACAACTTTAAACTCTACCACGTCCGAAACGCGGCAATAGCCATAACGATGGGTAAGTTTGTCCTCAATAAATTTACCATATTGGCCAGGTTTGAAATGATACTTAAAAGCATTTACTTGCTGTTCGGTCATACCATCCGTAGCTAAAGAAAAAGTCATTTTCTTACTCTTAACTTTTGTTCCCCAAAATAACTAACCCGCGGCGCCGTTGATTTCGGTAGTTTCGTTCTCAAAATCAGGTGTGGCCGCGAAGGTATGGCGGTCGCCGTCAAAGACGGCGACCATACCAAATTCGCTTATATGTTTTCCATTAAACTCAAAGTCAATGAATTCCTTTTCATAACACTTCTTGTTAAGTGTTAATTCTTGAACCTATATTCCCATTCCTTTTACCTCCGACTTACGCCGCGATTGGTGGTTTTAGATGCGATAGAAACCATACGGCTCATTACATCGTTAGCCAAGTCATCAACATCGTAAGAATTATTAAGTTTTCCGACAGAAATTTGAACTGCACCGGGAGCAATAGTAATATCTCCAGTGGAGTTGTTTGTGATATTAGTGAGAGACTGCATATGACTATTAAATGCCTCAAGAGTAGCACGAATGCCTGATAATGCACCGCCATCGCCAGCGAACTTAACTGCTTCGCTAATCATAGCAGTTTGTTTAGCATTTAGGAAAGCTTCGGGCTTGGTTTTAGAACCGTGAACAACTGCGGGACCAGTATAGTCAACAAGGCCGCCTTCAGAGTAGTAGAGAGTTTCGATGCTACGGCTCATGATTTTTTTATATTCAGGATTTTCTGCTATTTTACCAGTCTTCTTATCTATTACAATATATCTTTGTACTTTACTAGCATCTAAATTTTTCTATGCTTCGGCTTCCTTTTTATTCGTATATAATTTTCCATTGTATCTATAACCATAGACATCGCCCTTCTTTCGAACCTTGCCACTACCAGACCCTCCACTAGAGCTTCCACTGGCCGCAGCCGCAGCATTCTCAGCTTTCTACTCCTCAGTCTTTTTAGCTAAGTGCTCCGCCAAAACTTTAGCAACTTCTTGTTTCGCTTCGGTATCACTCATGCCATCAATAATAGAAGAAGAATATGTAGTCTTTAATAAATTATCTATATCCGCTTTACGCTAATCAGATAGAGCATTATACTCACCAGTATAGTCTCGGTTCTTATCTAAGTTCTCCAATCCCGCGCCATATTCTTTGACAATATCAGATTTAGTCATGCTCTTTGTATCGGCTACAAAGGCAGATTCCAAATTCTTAGCGCGTTCTTCCTCAGCGAATATACCCGACATTTTTAGCCATTCGTTTAATGCGTCAACCTATTGCTCTTTGGATTTCTCCCAATAGCCATCTGTATTACCTTGTAGGAAAGCAACAATAGAATTTTCTCCGCCGTCCATGACCTCGGCTACGCGCTACCATAGGATACCGTGTTCTTTTTGATATTCTAATGCTTCTTCCTGAATGGTAATTTGCTATTCAAGCAACTCTACCTAACGCTCATTCGCGGCCTGGATATTATCAATGGCTTCCTACTGAGTAGTAAAGTATTCATCCTTTAATGCGTCATTTAACTGACTCTCAAGGTCCGCAATTCCACTGGCGGAGCCGCCGCTACGACGCAATAGAGCAAGTTGACGTTGAAGGGATTCACGATTTTCGGTAGATTCGTTTTGCTTATAAAGGTCTTGTTCTTTATCTAAGGCGTCTTGAATGCCCTCTACATAAGCATCATTAGCTTCTTCGATAAGTTCTTTTTGTTTCTCTAGAGCATCAATTTCTTTCTCCCAAGCATCAACCAAGGCATCATAAATGTCTTGCTCAAGTTCCATACGGTTTTTACGGAACTCTTCATCTACTTCATTTATTGTTTTCTGTAGGTCTTGGAGAGTTTCTTCGGTTTCATTGACGGTATCGGCAAGATCGTCGTAGTCATCAATTTGTTTTTGTAGGTCCGCAACGAACTGCTCTATAAGTTTAGTTCCTTCATACTTCTTACCATTAGCATCAGTATAAGTATAGCCTAACTTATTTAGCGCGGCTGTCTACTCTGCGGTAGACATTTCCTTAAGTTCTTGTAGATATTTAAGCGCACCTTTGCCGCCATTGGTTTCGTTGCCTTCGATATATTGTAAAGTTCCATTTTCATCAAAGGTCAAGAACTTAGACCAAATACTATTAGAAAGAATATGCTCTTTTTGGAGTTCTAATTGTTCTTTTTGATAATCTAAAAGTGTACGCTGATAATTCATTTGCTCCAATAAGAGCTTCTTTTGTTGCATTAAATTATTAGCATACTCATGGCCATCATAAACAGCAATATTTTCACGTTCAGCAAGTAAATTATTAATATCTTGCTCTACACGAGAAATCTTGCGACTTAAATTATACCATTCTTCCAAATCATCAATTTTGGCTGCTTCGTCTCCTCCGCCACCTCCACCGCCTCCAGCGTTCATAAGCTCTGCGGCGGTAAGGTTCTTCAATAAACCTTGCCATACGGATTTTGCGCGTTGTACAACAGCTAACGCCGCGGAAGCGCCGCCACCTGCGAACGCAGGGCCGCTTACATTGCCATCAGCCATGGCAGTGCCGCGAATATTCATTTGTCCGTTTAGGATGCCTTGGGTTTGGAGATGATTGAAGATTATTGCATCTTTAGGAAGATTAACAAATTCAGCACCATTCGCGCCCAACATATGATATTGGCCATCATATACTGCTAATTCTGGACCAAGCTCACCAACAAGAACTTTATTAGCTAATTGAGCGCCAGACATCATACGGCCGATAGAACCATCAGCAAATGCAGAACCGCTGATGTTATTTATGGTGCCAGTCCATTTACCGCCGTCTTTGGTAAATGCGGTAGACCAAATCTTAGGAATACTTCTAATTGCTCTGGCAACTGCAATCGCAGCATTTTCTACTTTATTAGCACCGTCTTCCTTAATGTCAGTCTTATGAGTATTAGGAATGGCATTGATAGCCTCAGTTGCGGCAGTCGTGGAAACCTAAAGGGTATCAAGCCCATCCAAAACTACAGAAGGTTCACTACTAGTGGTATCGAGAACTGCCAATTCTTCCTGAACTACTTGTGTCTTACTTAATGCGTCCTCATTATCAACAGTAATAACATGGTTGGCAGTGCTGCCCTACTGAGGCGCAGAAGTTGAACCTTCTTTTTTAGGCGATGTAGGCGTTGAAGGAGAGCCGTTAAATTCTGAGTTTACTTTAATTGGAGAGCCTTCTATATCTGTTTTTAACCCTTCATAAGCACTTAAGATGGAAGAAAATACCTCTTCACTATTAGTATCTACAAAACTAATCTTGAAGCCTTCACTCATCTACGTGTTAATAGAATCTAAAGTAGCAGAAATCTACGCTAAAATTTCACTGTCAGATAATGTAGGAACAACCCCAACTTTTAATCCGCTACCTTCTATAGTAGTAGTTAGACCAGCATCTGCGAACTATTGACTAAACTGTTGCTATAATGTCGCTATTGTACTTTCATCGGTAATATCTTTCCCGCTACTATCTTGGAAAGTTATCTTACTATTCGCAGTATCATATACTACTGTAACAGTTTGGTCAGTTCCGTCTACTTTTACCTCTTGTCCTAAGAATGCCTTATCAAAAGCGGCTTTAACTTCGATTGGAGTTATGCGCCAGGTAATATTACCCTTAGCATCGAATACGAAACTAAAATATTGCCCTTCTTGGCCATGAAATAAATTATAATTTGTTTCTAATTGCTGAAGTTGTTTTTCATCAAGGGTAACTGGCTCGCCATCCTTATCGGTGACAACTACTTCTTGTTCCGCTAGCTTTAATTCAACTTTGTAATCAACTTCTCCAGCAGATAAAGTGACGTTAGTATCTCCGCCTAATAAAGCTTTATAAAAAGCGTCCTAAACGGCATCAAAATCAATAGGAGAAGCGCTCCCCGCGGCAGCAATCATCTGCTATAACAATTTTTCTTGTGCGTCTTTAGTTAGAGTCGCGAAGGTCTGCCCATCTCCGAGGCCGGCTGTTAAAACAGCATATAATGCCTACGCAACAGCAGTAGCTTTTCCCTCTCCTTGTGCGGAAGCCTAAGAAATAGCCGAGGCTAATTGCATGTAATAGCCCGCGACGTCAAGATTTTTTATCTCGCCATTTTCGTCAAAAATAAGGTTATTAAATAAATTCGCGCCCGCATTTTCGCCTTCGAGGCCAAGCAGTTGACCTAAAGCATTAGCAGTATTAGCGTTTACGCCTACGCCCTTCTCATCAAAGAGTTTATCATTCTTTTCCGTTTGGATTTGTACAATAAGTTCCTTCTTGCTTTTGTCATCTAACTTATCCCACTCAGCGATCCAATCAGCCAAAGTTTTGGTAGTCTCTTCGCCATTAAAAGTAGAGGTAATATTAATCCCAAAACCAATGTCGCCTATCTCTTCAATAGCCACCATTGCCTTAAGCATATCCTCTAAGCCAGAAAGATATTTAATCTATTGCTGAGCTACCGCTTTCAAGCCATCGGTCATACTATTTTTCATCATGCTCATCGCAGAACTTACAGAGATACCCAACTTAGCTGCTACGCCGCCAATGTCAACAGTTCCCCAATCATCGGTATTACTGATAACAGATTGGACAAATTCTTCATAAGTAAGGTCGGCGCCCTTTAAGGATTTGGCCAAAGCATAGAAACCAGGAGTAGCCTTTTTGGCTTCTTTGCTGCTGTCAAGCATCGCTTTTAATCCACTCTATTTCCCAGCTCGCTCATATATAAAGTCCATCATATTAAGGAAGTCTTTATATCCAACTTCACCCTTGGACTTAAATGTACTAAAAGTCGTTTTTACCTTATCAATTTGTTTAACAAAGTTATCAAAATTATCGGTTAAACCACTAGTTGGTTCTTTATCCATAAAATTGAATAAAGGATTATCTGAGTCTAGCATAGCCGCGGATTGAATTTGTTTTAATACCGCAAGATATCCCTCCGCCGCTTCTTTCGCAGCATTATTAGCGCTATTCGCAGCATCGCCATACGCGGCAATACGCTTTTCTGTTTCTGCAATTTCAGCGTCAAGATCATCATAACTCTTAATAACAGAACTAGCACCATCTTTAATAGATTCAAATACCTGTTCTCCAAAACCTTCCGCAGCACCCTTTGCTTGAGCTTCATTGAATAATTTACCAATTAAAACTCTTTGGTCCTATGCACTAAGTTCTAAACCAGCGGAAGTAAGATTAGCTTTTCCGCTTAACTCATAGCGTTTACTTAAAGCATCAAAACTTTCTACGCTCAGGGAACCATTTGCACCCTTTCCTAAGGAATCAATATTATCAGAAATAGCCTTAATTAACTCATCAATTAAAGTTAAGCCTAATTGCTGTAAACGTTCATTAATGGTAGCAGTATCAATATCAATACCAGTTCCCGCGAATTCCTTAGCCCAAAGCTCGATTTTTTTAGATGGATCAACCGCTTCATTCATCTGCTTCGCAAGATCTTGTGCAGTATCTAAACTCATTTCCCTACCAGTAAGCTTTTTATACTCCTTGGCAAGTTCTGAAGCACTTACTTCAGTAGCGGTAGCAAATGTTTTAATAGTATCAGCGAAGGAGTGAGAAAGAGTGTCCTTTTGCCATTCTAGGGTGTGTATTAATTCGTCACTAGCGTCAATGCGAGTCGCGGCTTCGCGAGCTAATTTTTGGGATTCTGTTCTTACAATAGAATCAGCTTGATCATTATTTGCTGTATTCTAATAATAATCTAATAAAAGTGTATCTTTTTTAACCTATCTATTTAATTCCTCTATAATCTAACTCGTATTTTTCAGATACAATCCGGCACCGGTCGCATTTTCTTCCCAATCTAGCGCTGTCTGAATCCCCAATGTCTCTAACTCTGCCGCCAATTTCGCCGCGGTATCATAGCTCATAGCTTCACGAGAGCTTAGAGTTTTAGCAATGGAAGTTTCTTCGCCGAATTGGGAGATTAGGGATTGTTTATATGCACTTTTAATAGAAGAAGTAGCGCTATCAAATGAAGTAATGCCGTCGTTATAGCTTTTGATAATAGAAGCAATATAATCATTAATTTGCTCTGATAAAGGTTTGGCAATAAACTTATCAAGCTCTCCGCGTAATTGCTCATTATCAAGAACTGCAATATCCTCAGCAGTCATCTCGCCGGAGATGATTTTGGCTTGGTTATCTAGAATTTCTTGCGTGTATTCTTGAGTGCCTTTTTTCAAGCCGCGTTGGTATTCTTGCCAGGCTTTCTCAATTTCTTCGGGAGTTTTACCGAGTTTCTACATCCGAAGGGTAAATAAATCCTTATTATTGGCCTCTAGCGCAATCTATATGTTTTTTATCTACCAATCTGTTAGACCTTCAAGACCATACTCTTTTAGTAATCCTTCAACAGCCTACTAGTCTAATGTTTCCTCACCAGCTGCCACTTTCTCGCCAAGAGAAGCTAATCCTTTCTGGAAGGCTTCTGCCTGGTCAGAGACGATATAGCCTAAGGCACGTGATACATAGGATGGAACGTCTTTCAAGGCATCCTGAATTAACGTATATGTGCCATCTTGTTCCTATTTAAATAACTTCGTATATGAATCTTTATCATATCCGGACGCGGCTGCGATTTGTCCAACTTCGTCCTAAGAATAACCTTTGTATCCTTTGGAAGCAATTGTCTCATAAGCCTTAATTTTATCAACATCAATCCCAGCTTCCTTAGCGTCTTGGGCGATTTCCGCTGTTAGTGCTGCTGCCTTTGCTTGTTTTGTAGATTCTTCCGCATAATAATTTATAACATCTTGGGTGGCTTGGTCAATATTTTTACCTAAAGTTTCAAAATAATGTTTCCAATAAGCGGCCATATTACCGGCCTCGCCGCCACCTTCAACCCAAGCATTATAATCATCTTCGTTCCAATATTGTCGAATTGAATTCCAGACACTTTCATACTATAATAGATTCTCGTCTTCTAACTGTTGTTTCGATTCTATCTTCGCAAGAGCATTGAGCGTATTAACAGGTAATAAAGACATACCGCCTTTATAATAATCAATCGATAATAGCTTGTCCTATTCCTTCTATAAATTTTCTTTTAACTTGCTATTCTAGTCATCAAAATAATCTTTAATAGCCTCTATATTCGTACTATAAAACTTTCCATCAATAAACTAAAAATTTTCCCACTTCATTCCATAAGTAGAAATCATCTTAGTAACATCTTCCAATTCCATACCAGAAGATAACTTCTACATAGCGTCGGTAGCTTCACCCAAGCCTTTTGCGAGGTTATCTGTTAGGGTAGCATATTCAGTGATAAGGTTGGCGGCTTTGACAGGGATAAGTCTAATTTGTTCGATTAATTCCTAACCCTATTCTGTATCGCCAAGTTCTGTTTTCTCTATTTCTGCAATAATACTTTCCTAACCAGTATAACTAAAAACGTCGGCTCCCGCGCTACCTAATGCAGCTTGCGCGGCGTTTCTTAGAATATCATTTTGGATACCATTGATATAATTCCAAGTGTCTAGATAAGCATTAGCAACTTCCGCGGCACCAGCTTGATCTGTTTTGCCAGATTCAATTAGAGAGTCTAGAGTATCAGCAAAAGAGTCCACGGCATTATGATACATGGGAGGGATAGCATTTTCAATAGTATCATGTAAATTAGTTTTACCCTTACCAATGCGTCCCAGCGCCAACTATGTCCAGTTAAAGATCCGGTCAGTACCCAATAAATTTTTATTTAAATTCATTGATGATTTTATAATTTCTTCATTATAAACCTCATCCATCCATTTCTAGAAAAATTTTCTGTCTGTATCCGTAGTAAGTTTATTTAAAAACTCATCTCTTTTTGCCTAAAATTCTTGCGCAGTTAACTGACCAGACTAGACAGACTCGTTGAAATCACTAAAATCGTCATCAATATATTTGCTTTTAAAAATATTAACGACACTTTGTGCCCCTTCTGCCAGATTCTGATAAAGCTAACTCATTATTGATAAAGCGGTTGAATCGAACTATATATTACCATCTTTATCTTTAGTATATAAAGTTCCACTTTCTATTAAGCTTTTAATCTTATCATTATTCAATAGCGAGTCAACAAAAGAACTATTAAGATATTCTCCTAATCCGCTAAGATTCTGTAATGACTCTAGTGCTTCCTCCGTGGGGAAATATAAACTGGTCTAGGTATTTGCATAGGCTTCTAGTAGAGCTTTATTAGATGCTTTTAATGCTGCCTATTCCTATATTTTCTATTTCACTAATAACTATTCTCTGTTTAATGCGTCCTAAAAAGTCTCGTTTTTGTCCAAATCTATTAAACCAAGATCATCTAAATTATCATTTAAAAATTCCGTAGCATTTGCAATAGAACCGAATACTTCATAAGCTATTCCACTGCCGTTCTCTATTTGCTCAAACATTCTACTAGTGATATCAGCTAAAGGAGTATCACCAGTCAAAAAATCGTCATAAAATTGAACAAATTTATCGCCTTTTTCCTGAGCCACTGATTTTCTTAATGCTAGACGTGATGCTGGATCATAGCGGGTATCCATACTATCAGTAAAATCGTATTTTTCTTTTAATCGACCGAGCACGCCTCCGCCAGCACCACTTAATAAGTAATCCAAATCTTCTTTTTTATCGCCTACACCGTAAAAGATACTATCGGCTGCATTTTGACCATATTGTTTCGCAATCTTTTGTTTAACTTGTTCTACCAAAGAAGTGTTTTCATCGAGGGGATCAAGCTAAACATTCACTATACTTCCAGTTACCTAGTCAGCAAGCTCTTCCAAAGAACTATATGGAAAGTTATCTGGATTGAAATTGAAATCGGTAAACACTCTTTCCCAATTTTTTTCATCGGGAAGTGAAAATTTTCCATAGGCACTAGCCTATGACCCAATTTGTGTTGAATTAGTTATAAAAGAAAGTTTTCCCTAATTCTCGGAAATCGTATGATCTAAAGTATCAATTCTTTTTGCTATCTCTATACCTTCCTGTGCGGCAGCCTATAAAGTCGCATCGGCTGCTTTCTTACGAGCTTGTGCCAATAGCTATTCTGCATTAGAAGCATCTACTATAGCATTTCCCATTTCATCAAAACTATGGCTTAATTCTGGGAATTTTTCAAACGCGCTATTAGACGCATCGAGATATGCCTGCTATGCTTCTTCACTATCATAGCGAGCCTTTTCTAATCGTTTTAAATTATCTAACGTGCTTTTTAACTCAGTTGCTCTGTTACGTGCTTCCGCTCGTTTAATATCGGCTTCTTGTGATTCCTACTCAGCTTTCTTAAGAGCTTCTTGAGCTTTCTGTGCTTCAGTAGGCCAAGAAGTCGCCCAACTAATAACTGTAGTAATAATACCAGCAATCACGCCTAAAACAGGATTAATCATTCCCAGCTAAGTTCCAACTGATAACCCTGCTCCTAAACTGGTCATTACCGCGCCTGCTTCTTGATTTTCAGCTGCTACGGCACTGCCGCCCAAGCTTAGTCCTAAACTAACTGCTGTTAGAGCAGTTCCGATACCAGCCTTCTTGCGACTCATAGTCGCGGCCTTTGTACCTTCACCAGGTTGAGTAGAAGCATTCTCTAAAAATTGCTATTTATTATCATTAGCGCCTTGACGTGTTGCAAGTGTCATTTCTGACAAAGTAGCTTTCCAAGTTGCAGCAATATTATTAAAACTAGAAGAGAATGTATTTACAAAAATAGTACCTAATAATTTTACACCAGAAACAATACTTGCTACAGTAAAGATAGAAGTAAATTTGGATAATTTATTAAAGCCTTTAATTAAGTTATTAACAAACTCCAATGCTCCACCAATAGCAGGACCATTGATAATAGACATATAGAACTGTTGGAAACTAGTTGAAATGTTATTCAACTTTGTCTCTAAACTATCCAATGTCTTCGCATACTATAATAAACCAGCATCTTCACTATCCTGTGCGGCGCCCGCCACTTCGTCTAAACGTTCCCAGTTATCGACTAAGGCAATGAAACGAGATTGTTGACGGTTGCCTGCCATAATGGTAGCAATATAGCGTTGGGTATTTTTATCCAAGCTATCCCACTTAGCAGATAGTTCGAAAATTACATCGTCAAAATCACGGAACTAACCTTGCGCGTCCTTCAGAGAAATACCTACAGACCTCAACGCGGCGTCAGTTTTGTTATAATCGATAACTTCGCCTTCGCTATCCTGAGTTAAACCGCTCTTCATTTCACCATAACGAGAAATGATGGACTTTAAAGCGCTACCTAAGTTCTGCGCACTTTCACGAGTGGTTTCAACCATGACCGCTAACATCGCAGTTGTATTTTCAAAACTACTTCCTACGCTCTCAGCGGAAGAAGCGGTCTTAGACATAGCAGTAGCAAGTTCTTCTGTATCGGAAGCAGTGACAGCAGCAACCTTAGAATAAACATCAGTAACATGGCTGGCATCGCTCATTTCCATCTTAAAGGAACGAATAGCCACCGTCATAGCATTCGCGGCTTTGGAATAGTCCATACCAGCAATACGTGCCATTTTTAAGGTCTCAGTTGTGGCCTCCATTACCTCGGCGGTGCCAAGGCCCTATTGATAATACAATTGAGAAACTTCATAAACGCCTTGAGTAGTTACGCCATATTGTTGCGCGAGGGACATATATTGGTCAATTTTGCCCCATAAATCGCCAACAGACATATCGGTAACTACAGCGATATTAGTCATAGCTTTATCAAGATTTTGGATTTCCTGATAGGCTTGACGAATGCCCTACTTAATTAAGTTAACAACTTCACGAGCACTCATCCATTGTTTAATAGAAGAAGTCAGCTAAGCTTTGAAATTATCTGCGTCTTTTTGCGCGCTTTCAGTGTCCCGCTTAATCTACTCGCCTTTATAGTAGGCTTCCATTACTTTTCGCGCATCCGCTAATGCGTTGTAAGAGCCTTGGGCATTTTCCTCTGCACCTTTTCGTATCGGCCCTGTAGCATCGCTTTCTCTCTAGTTAACATTTCTCTGAGCTGTGCCTACTTGGCCTTCGTGCCGTTTGTCAATACCTCTATAAGTATCTTCGCGAAGATCCTCTATATTCTCAAGCTAAGCCTCAACCGTGCTTAATAAAGCAGTAGTCTATTTTAAGTTATCTTTCGCTGCTGCTACCGCAGTATCTGCCGCGGTAGATTCGCCTTGAGCAGTTTTTAAGTCTGCCGCGGCTTTAATTTGTTTTGCCTTTACAGCATCAATACCTTCACTATCTTTGACTACTTGCGCGGCTTGTGCCTAAATAGCGTTCTATCCTTGTTTATTAACAGGGGTTTGCTTTATATAATCTGCTACCTTATCCTTGATGATATCTACATAGTCAGGTGCGGCCTATGACGCAAAAGCTTTAATTTGCTCCGGAGTAAAACCAATCATTCTTGCGAAGAAATCGGTTACTTGGCGACCGCCTGATTTAAAACTGCCATTAGATGCTATCTGGTTATCTAAAATCTTTTGATATTCAGCAATCTAATCTTCCACTGACAAAGACTTATCCGTTGCCATCGAATTAATTTTCTTTGCTATATTTACAACAGATTTAGTTTCGGCATTTTTTACTCTATTAGTTAGGTCGTCATACTTAGACTATTTTCTACCAGTATTTTTCGTTGCCTCTGCCGCAACCGCATTTGCGTCAGCTAAAGCCTTGGTATAATTAGCAATTTTAGTGCGCGCATCATCCGCGGTTTTACCCATAGTCTTGATGTTTTGTTCAAAACTCTTGGACGCATCAAAACCAGTCTGGTCCTTGGTATTAGCAAGCTCATCAAATCTCTTGTCGCCTTTTGTTAATGTGCCAACAGATTGACGTTTCTAAGCCGCAATTTCTGCGTATAAATCTTGTAGCTCCTTCTTAGCTTGCCGTAAAGCTTCGGTATCAACACCCAAACCAGTGGCACTTGTTGTTTCTGCGGATTTCTATAAACTCCGCATGATTTTATCGATATCACGCATAAGCGAGAAGGATTTTTCCAAATCACTCGCCGAGAAAATAGATTGCGATGTAATTAAATCCAGGTCAGAAACTTTGCTAGATAGCTAATTAAAAACTTTATTTAAGCTTTTACCTATTGCGCTTGCTGGATCTACACCATCAAAAATCTTCTACGCATTCGCTTGCAATTGCTTGAACTGATTCGCGGAGTTCTTCATCTCCAGTTGCAAGCTAACTGGCAATTGTATGGTATTATTTGCCACGATTCCTTTCCCTCCTTATAAACGAAAAAAGAGCCCTCACTTGCGTGAGGGCTTATATATTAGATGCCATAAATATCATCATCTAAATATGTAATACGATAGACCATAGCATCATATGTTTCCAAATGTTCTGGCATCGCAACTATCCTAAACGTTCCCACTGTGGGGTCCGCCTACTCTCCCATCCGCAAGTTAATATTACTCATTATATATACCTTTGGCATTTCTAAAATGCCAGTATGAAGAATGCCATCGTTTTCATCCTTCAAATAAAAAGTCGCTTCCAGAGAGTATAAATTAGGTTTTCTTTCCCTGTTCATTATATAACTAATAGGCTAATTTTCAGGTATGAAGTAATAATCTGCCATAATAGTGGCATAAGCATAAACCTCTCCAAAATCAACCATATTTTCATTTTCATCTTTAGGAGTAAGACTTATATAATGTTGGATATTCTCTGCTTGAAAAATCTTATAAAAACGCTTTTTAGACTTATCAAACGAATGCCGCAACTACGCGCGGCCTTTTCCATCCAACTCTATAATTTCGTGAATAGGGACTGACATATTTAGCGGCTCTACCATATTAGATTCCAATAGCATATTTAAACTTAATTGATTTAAAGTGCCATTAGAAAACTAAAAAGTAGTATCACTTCTATCCTCCCAAACAACACGCGGCTGATTTAAGAAACCACCGCGGGCCGCCACTACCTAAGTATTCTCAGATAAACGAGCAATTTGGATATTTCTAAAATATAAAACTGGTTCGCCAGGAGCGAAATGATAATTACCTAAAGTCATATAGTCCTTTGCTTTTAAGACTACATCCTCTAAGTCTTTTATACCCATTTCTTGAATAAAATCCATTTGGAGTTACCTCCTATAATAAAAAAATGGGAGCTTACGCTCCCCTATATAAATTACCCATTAGGGGCAATTGATTTCCACTTAAAATTGCCAGCCGTTTTATTGCGGCCACGGCATACTTCACTAATTCCTTTCGCGCTAACGCCTGTTTCACGGGCGGCCTCTGCGATAGAACTAAAGGAAGCGATTAGATTATCATTTAAATCAAATTGTTGGACTGCGGTAAAACGTGGGCGTTTTTGATTGAAATCTATAGCGCCAACATCGTCACGAATCCATTTATATCCACCCGCGGAACCACGTTCACCACGAGTTACGGCACTAATATTCTGCATAGCAACACCAGTCGCATCAGCGGCTTCGCGCAAACTATCATATGTAGCAATTAATTCTCCTGTTAAGGAATATTGGCTTACTGTCTTTTTCATTTTTTCGTGATTGGCCGCAGCCAATTGCCGCATATGTTCGCGGTTCTTGTCGCGATTAGAATGATTATAACTGTGCTTTAGATTGTCGCCACGACTGCACCATTCCAAATTAGAAACACAATTATTTTCTTTATTGTAATCTTTATGATTTACATCAGAAAGATTGTCAGGGTTGGGTAAGAAAGCTTCTGCGACGAGACGGTGGACATAACAAACTTTTCTGCCTAAATCGTTAACTAAAGTAACTTGCCGATAACCATTCTTAGTCGTTTGTTGTTTTAGCACCATATTGTTGCTACGTTTGATTACAATTCCAGTATCAGTGACTGAATAGTTTGTAAAGTTTGCGATAATTTTTTCCATAAAAATACACCTCAATAATGTTAAATTATGGAGGGGAGATTTTCTCCCCTCCATAGATTGTGTATTTTTATGGAGTTCTCTTGATTAAAAATTTTTCTAGGATTAATTGAAAATTTTCAACCTATTAGTATTTAATCAAGCTCATCATATTGCCGTTCTCGTCGCGTAGAACGTTTAGAGTCATATTGAAGGTAGAAGGATCGCCTTCAGCCTGCATGGTTAAAGTAACCTCAGATAGCATCTTAGCCTTGTTAATTACGAACTGGAAGGCCTCGTCCTTGCCGGTCTTTTCAGAGCGGATTAGAGCGTCGCCAACTACGCGATAGGTGCCAGGATACTTATCGGGAGAGATAACTAGTTCGGTAGCGGCATCCTTCTCTTCTACTTCTTCCTGCCAGAAGAAACGAATACGAGTGGGCTCAGAAGCAGAAATAGTGGGTTCGGTAGAAGTCTGACCTTCAGCGGGTTCGGCAATAACCTGTCCACGAGTGCCATCAGTCATATTAACCCAACGATAATCGGCAGGAGCAGTCTTGGGGAAATGATTTTCACCGTCTACAGTCTCACCATCGCCAGTGGGGAAAGCAAATTCAGCGCCCTTATCAAATACCTTTTCAGCATTCTTACGAATAGTTACCTTTACTACTTCGCCTTCAGCCTGACCCTCGGCACCAGAACGCTTCATTTCAGCGCCCATTAGGATACGCATTTCTTCCCAAGAAATTACGGCATCTTCTAGAGTTAGGTTAATATCCTTGCCGTAGTCCCAGGTTACGAGTTTGGGGTTGCCCCAGCCGCCCTGAGCGGATACGTTCTCAGCAGTAGTTTCAACGGTAGAAACCTTTAGAGTGTCTAGGTATAGAACAATGTCACCAGCATTGATGCCAGCGGCTTTGTCCTCGGATAGAGCCTCAAAATAAACATTGGCAACTTCCTTAATACCATAACGTTCAAAAATATTCATGGCCATTGTATTTTTCCTCCTTAATTAAAAAGACATAGTCTTTATCCAATGAGAAAGTTTGTTTTTGTCAATCTTCGCGCCCGCTAATGAAGCGCGAGTATTTATATCAAACTCTTCACGCCAACTCATACGTTTGAGTTGGTCTTGGAGAGCGTAATATGTTAAATCCCAAATATTTAGCATATTATAAGCCTAACTTCCAATGGTAAGTGAAGCTATCATATCTGATAATTCAATATCGCTACCATCTTTCTTCTTTGCTTTTCGTTTCGCTTCCTCTCTGTCCTTGCGGCCTTTGAGAAGTTTTTTCTTTAAAGCACGAACTCTAGGAGAATCACTTTCTAGAAATTCTAGCGTGTCCTCTTTAGGGTCGCGCATCGCGCAAGCGAGAGCTACTAAATCTGAAAATCCTTGGAAATTGTCGTTAGTCAATATCCTCTTCTCAGAGAAGTCTCCTAAAACAATTGAAGGAGTTGGGTCAGAAATAAAAGTAGGCTTTTCCTCGGTAAAAAAGTTAAAAGCGGCACTAATTAATTTATGATTTTCTTTATCCATCTATGCCAACAAAATAAGATACTCAAAATCTGTAAGCGGAGATAATAACTTTTGAACTTCAGCATCTTCAACCGTAGGTTTTTGTATTGTCATAAAGGAGATATACTAATAAAATCGGTCTAATCCCTCCGCGGCTATATCCTTCAAAAAGGGGGATTTTACCAAACAAACATCCGAATAAATAACCGGTTTGCCGCTTAAGAACTTTAAAATTCTACTATCAGTTGAACTCATTTATTTTATAATACATAGAATAGCCGCCCAACTGAGGAGATAATACCAAAGGAGTAGCATGGGAAAACTGTAAGTTCCCTATGCCGCTTAATTTTGCCTGATTAAACAGGACGTCAATTTCTTGCATAATTAGATATGGCCGCAAACTATCAGCATCAATTACCCATTCACTATAAGGACAAACAATATCAAATCTAATACGAGTTACCTTAAAGTCTGGATTCGCGGGATTGATAGTAAAATTATCAAACACAGCAATAATAAAAGAGCACTCAATTCCCTCTTCAGGAATTTTAGGAACAATAACAATCTATTTATGTAATAAATCTGCTCCATTAACATCTTCATATTTATCACTGAAAGGGTCTGTATCCTGATACTTTAAAAGCCGGCATATTTTTTGATTGTGAATTAAACGGTCTGCTATTTTAAATAGGTTTTCACCCATTACAGCAAATCTACGTTGAGACATTATTATACCACCTACCATAACGCGACGACTTTAATTTTCTTTGTATAAACCTTATCCTTATACTTAGCAGTTAATGTAAATGTTCCTATTTTATTCTTAGAATTGGCAGTAATGGAACAATGATTTCCTTCGGAAATCATAGTAGCCAAATCAGTCGCACCAATATCAAACTCAACCTAATCGGCATTTTCTAAGATATACTCATTTGTAGTAGTTAAACGAATACGCTCATTGCCAATAAAAATCGGTTGAATAGTAGCCTCTGCGCCAATAACTATTGTCTATGTTGCAGAAACACCATTATAAGAAACTGTGACGGTGCCGCCGCCGGCTTCATGTGCCTAGATAAGTCCGTTTTCTAAAAGAGTTAGATTACCATCTACATTGATTTGACCTTTAATATCCTAAAGAACCCCATCTTTAGAAATAGAATAATTTAAATCTATTATAGTATTAGGCTATACGATTTGATTCTTAGGCATATCAATAGACCAAACTGCTAACTTATCAATATTCGCTATACTTTGATTTACATCATCACGTTGCTGATTTAAATTAGTTTCAGTGAAAGACATATGAATCACACCTGGCACTGAATTCTAATCATAGTCAACCAAATACCAAACTTCATCTAGCACCATAATCTCCGTATTAATTGCCATTAACTAATGCGGCATTATGATATGAATATGTTTGTTTGGTTGTGGTGTAATCATATCATTCCAGGTTCTAAAATTATCCTTAATCTTGGAATCTTTAGAACCTAATAAATACACCCAACTTTCTTTTAAAATACCAGTTGTATCAATCCACTTAATATAGTGATTGCAACGCACCATATAAAACTTTTGATGCGGCTAATAAGAGGAAGTGGTAGAACGATAAATCAACCACACCTCATTGTTCCACTCTATTAAGTCTCCCTGTTTTAGGGCCGGGCCGCCATCTTCAAGAACTTTGGTTAGAAGAATTTGAGAAACTCGATTGTCGTCTTCCTTATCTGTAAGAATGACTCCATCAAAAGTCTCAAAAACTTCGGCTTTTGTCAAATCTTGAATATTGCTAATAGATTTTAAGCCATACTATGTATGCTAATTATATTTTAAATAACGACGAAATTCTAATATACCAGAATTAAAGGCTCTTTCTTGCGGCGAAGTTCCTAAATGAGAAATCCGTTTTTTATAAACTTCAAGATAACTCATTTTTACTTAACTCCGTTACTAAGTTCATACACTCGAAAATAGTGCGACGAAAGTATTCATAATTTAAATACTTTAAAGAACTTAGCTTCCCAATCAAAGTCCAATAATTAATGGTACGATTGTTATTTTGAAAACCCATTAGTTCAACGATTATAGTATCCAAGAATTTTTCCCAAGCGCCCTCTTTTTCCTTTTCACATAAAAGGCCGTATAAACGGCCTTTTAGTTTATTATAATAACCCATCATTTACCGGCGAGCTTCCCAAATATTTTATTTGGCTTATAATGTTCTGCGCGGCCATACCTATCTAATAGTAAGCGGCATTCATCGCGAACCTGTTCACCAGTTTTATTTAGTTTATCAAGGAAATTAGCTTGTGAAAAATCTTTATCGCTATAAAGTTGTCGAATGTTGTCCCAAGTCGCAATACAGCGGCGAACCCATTCTAACTTCATTAGATTTGCTATAACCTAAATCTCGTCATTACTTAAATCTTCGTTAAAGGTGGCGGAATCTTTATCGTAATCTAAGGATACTCTTGGATACCGGAATTGAACTATCGCCGAATCTAAAATCATCCGCCAATCTTCTGAAACGATATCGTATGCTTCTGTTAGCATCCAATCATCTGCTTCAATTTTAGAAAGAAAAGCATCATAAACATTCTATAAAGGAGTAGCCATACGGCCGCACCTCCTTAATTCATAGAGCGCTGTAAGTTTAGAGCCTGTAGTACATCTACGCCACAATGAGTTTTGATTAATGCTACTCGGGGCGCATCCATTATAGAGAACTTAATGGCTGCCGCGATAATCTTATCCTTCATTGCAGGAGAAGCTTCTTTTAAAATACGCGCTAATTCTTGTACAGTGCCTTTAGTCACTAAATCCTCAGCATTAACATCAATGTCCTTAGGAATTTCAGGCATTGCTTCCTTTACTTCCGCGTCATCTGTAATAACTTTAATAAAGCCATTGCGCACATAATTGCGGCAACCATTATCATAGTTAAACTCTTCAAAAACGTCATCGGGCATTGTAGTTTCATGACCGGGGTTTAAATCACGACGATAACGAACGTTATCCAAAATAATACTAATGCGATAGCCGCTAGTATTCTTAATCCTTACTTTACTCATAAATATTCTCCTTTAACTCCTTTATTATATTGGGAGGAAGGAAGTCCTTCCTCCCGTTATAAACTATAATTAAGCCTGAATCTCGTCATGGCCCCAAGCATCGATGCCGGAGTTGTAGTAAATGCCCCAATAGTTGGGAGCAGATACGATACCAACACCAACTTTCTTGTAGCCCTGGATTTCCATAGAACGATCAGTATTCTTCCACTCATCGATGATGGTCTGGCCAACTAGAGCAACCTTTACTAGCTTCTCTTTGCCAGCAGGAATTACATAAGCAAAACGGGGGTCGAAGACTAGCTTCTCGTTGCTGTCATCCTCGAAAGAGTTGGGGATTACAACGACAGGAGCGCCAGCGAACTTACCAATGTAGCCGTATTCGCGGATTTCGTCGATTTCCCTATCAGAAACCTTATAGCCATCTGGAGTAGCAACAACATTTAGCATGGTAGAAGCGAATAGAGCAGAGCAGTAGATTACAGGAGCACCATAAGCGCCTACAACCTGCACTAGCTGAGCCATCTTCTGATAGTCGAAGGTGTTAGCAGAAACCTTGTTGTTAGCGGGACGGCCAGTGTTGTTCCACTGAGCGGCTAAGCAGCCCTGGATCTCACGGAAAATCTGAGTCATCATACCATCTAGGATGATTTCATAAATCTCAGCGATATCCTCTAGACCATCTAGGTAGCGCTCGAAGTCGATGATACCAGCACCGCCAATGGTGTGGGATTCTACTTCCATGTAGTCATAGTCTAAACGGAAGGTCTCGTATACACCAGAATTGGTAGCACGAGTTACGAACTGACGACCACGCTGGGCGCCACGCTTTACCTTGAAGACTAGACGATCGTTATTACCATACTGAGAAACCTCAGCAAAGGAGCCAATTAGCTCTAGAACCTTGCGGGGTAGAACTTCCTCAGCATTCTGAGCTAGTAGGTCAAATAGTTCATACTTATTACGACGATATAGAGAATAAGTACCAACTAGCTTCTTAATTTCATCACGAAGAGCGGCTTCGTAATCAATGTTCTCGTTGGCAAATTCAACGGGAATATTGCGGCCCATGGCGCAATCTAATAGCTGTTTAATAGTTAGATTCATTTTCTTTTCCCTCCATTACACACGCATCATTACGTACTTGATGCCGGGGGTGCCAGCGGGAACGGTGTAAAGCTTTACAACCTGAGCGTAGGGACCTTCGGCGGGTTCTTCAGCAGTTACAGTGGGGGCGCCTTCACCAATGGTAGGAACAACATATAGAGGACCAGCTTCTAGAGCATCAGCTAGTTCTTGACGCTGTTCGGCAACAGTTTCAGAAGCGAAATTATAGCTAAAGGTGTTGGTGGTGAAAGTATCGCCAACATTTAGAATGCCAACACGAGGATACTCGCCGGCCTTCTGAGAGTGCCACTTTAGAGCAGGACGCCAGCCGGTGAAATCCTTCTCAGCGGTGTAAACGATACCAAAAATCTTGGTAGCATCGGAAATTAGGCGAACTTCGCCATTGGCCTTATTGGCGTCTACCCACATGCCATTCTCGCAAGGAGCGGCCTCAGTGAACTCAGCACTTAGGGGGCTCTGAGAGACGATCATGCCAGTCTTTAGATACTCGGCGCGATTCATTTCTAGGACGCCGTACTTATCAATCATAAAACGAGCCATAAATGATTACCTCCATTTATTATCACTTTTTATAGGCTTTTAAAATCTTAAACAAAGTTGGTTCTTCGGCAGGCTCTTGCGGAATATGTACTTCCTGCTTCTGTTCCTTAGCCATAGAGAATTTAGTATACTCTAGTGCTAACTCTGTATTAAGCTCTTTAATAGTTAGAGAATCCTTCTTATCAGTAATGCTCTGTAGAATTTCCGCAGGCATACAAGCAGAGAACTTGTTGATAATAGCTTCTTTCTCTTTCTTTTCATATTCTGTAATAGTATCAGAATACTGTTGAATGGTCGCATCCTTTTCAACTAAAGTCGCGGCCTGGGCATTGAACTCATCTTGCTTAGCATTTAATTCTTGCTGCTTAGCTTCAAAGTCTGCCTTTAAGGTGTTAAGCTCTTCCTGTAGAGCGTTGAACTGGCCCTGAAGGGCTTCCTTATCAGCAACTAAAGTGTCATACTGATCTTTTAGTGCTGTATAAGTATTTAGGGCGTCAGTTAGCTTAGTATCCATTTCAGAGCGCGCGGCTTCAAACTCGGCAACCTGTGCTTTGTAATTGATTACCTCGAACTCTTCAGCAATAACTAACTTTCCTTCTTCATCAAAAGAATAAGAATACTTATTAACCTGGCCCGCGTTTTCACAAGATAGGGCAAAGATATGCTCTTCAGTAATTTCGCAAGGAATTAGGTTAATAGAGTAGGCGCCTTCTTCGCTAAAATTAGGATTTAGAGCATTCCAAATAACTTCGAAATGTTCGTGCTCTAAACCAGCTACTTTTACGTGCATAGCGTCCTTACCTCCATTAGAGAAATAATTTTTAATAGCTTTAGTAAATTCAATATAGCTATCATCATTCATAGAGAAGAACGCCGCGCCTTCAAAACAAGGAGTTTTCATATCACCTAAGATACAAAGACCAGCCATAACCCCTTCGGTATATACATATTCTTCAAAGGGACTATCATCCATCATGCGCCATTCTCCACGAACAGTTTCTGGATCAATTTCCATACTTTGGGTTTTTGTAAAAAGCTTTGAAGCTTCTTGCCAATATTTGGCCCAGACCAAAACATCGTAAGTAGCATATGTTCTAGTCACGCCATCTTCGTCCAAGTGGTCGGTCCAAGTTAAACTATTAGGAATAACGAAGCCATATGCCTTGGCTAATTCAGGCCCCTCATGCCCTAAGAAATCGCCACGCATAGCATCATAATATCCAATCACAGGTTTGTTATAAGCAGATTTTGCTAACTTTTCAGCGAACTCGTCAGTAATATAACTACCATTGCGATTAGAGTATTTATAAAAAACCCTTACTTTACCTTGAAATAACTCAGGGTCCGAAGTTGGTAAAAGCCCTCCTTCTTCAAAGGAGATGTCAAAGCGAAACGGTATATTACGTTCCATTTTTTCCACTCCTTAGGTTGCGCCCTCAAGATTTTTATCAGTCTTGTCGGAGCGTTCCTCAATATTTTTCTGTGGTCTACCGCCCTCATCACTTAAGTTTGGATTGGAGGTGGTCTTCTCTGGAATTTTTTCCCCGTCAGAAGATTTTTCTTCTTTTCCGGAAGTTGTATAAGAAGATTGTAGCGGCACCATAGATTTTTCTAGATGTAACACATTATTTTCGAAGTCTGTGATTTGCGCCAAATCGATAATATCCAAACCAATAACAGAAGCAACGGTTTGTTTCGGATAACCATATTGCGCAGTTTTTAGATACATATCTACATCTTCCTTGCGGAAAATAGAAGAAGTGGGTAATAGTTTGATTGAGAAATAAAGCGCATCATTTTTAGCCTTACGCCGCAAGAAACTATTAATCGCCAACTCGTATTGATGGCTCCAAGCAAACATAAGAGAGATATCTTTCTTAATTGAGAAAGTCAAAGCGGTGGAGCCGCTGTCGGCGTTGAAAATTATAGAAGAGGTTCCTAAATCATCATATACACTATTTAAATATTTTTTCAAACGTGTAGCAGAAGAAGAGGCACTTGCTTCGGTATCCTAAACGTTCTCTAAACTGATATCAGCATAGGTGGTAATAACATCAATTGTATCATCTTCCGCCAGCATATTACACACACTTTCGTGTAATACTTCTGCTTCTGGCAAACTAAATAATAGTTCCCCATCAGTTTTATTAATAGGTAGCTTATGAATTAATAACTTCCTTAATTCATTTTCATCGTGGCGTGCTTCGCGTTCCCGCGCTTGTTCTAATTCTTGCGCCGCGATAGTTGCGGATACAAATGGCGGAGTGTGGTCTTCATTGAAGAAGAAGCAAAGTCCGCCTTCGCTTGCGGGAATTTCCGCCCAGAATTCTTTATTTCTTTTATTTAGATATAGTGCCTAAACATATTTAGGGAATAATTTTAGAATTAATTTACGCTCAATATCATTAGATGCTACTGCGTCAAAATATGAGAGATTTAATTCTAAAATTGGCAATCCATCGGCATCCAAGAATCGGCTGCGGCAATAGCGGGCAGGCAACTTATAAAAAGCAGGTTTTTCTCCTTCGCTTTCTATCAAAAGCCCGTAATAGATACCCTCTGCTAAAACCGTTAAATTAATCTTTGGCAATACATAATCCAAGTGCATATCTTTAATATACTTAGAAATCTTCTTGTATGCCGGCTTCATCTTCTTGGGCCGCGAATCAATATCATAGTGCGGAACAATTACATAACCATAATTTAATAAAGTCGCATAATATTGCAAGGGGCGCGCATAAGTCCCACTAAAGCGACTATAGTATTTAGATAGTTCGCGTATGGACTCCGGGTCACCACTTTCTAAAATCTACCGAATTTCTTCCTTAGTAAATCCGATAGAAGATACACCATAATGACCGCGGCCATAGCGTTCTCTATAACTATTGACTTGCTGTGGAACTTTGACAGCCTTCTTGGCAAAACTTTCAAACTCAGTTAAATCACGGCCAGGTTTTGCCGCATTTTGAGACTGAGCCTAAATCGGTTTTTCATTCGCCATTGCTTATCAATGCCTCCGTTTATTTCTTGAAGAAAAGAAGGTCATTTTAGAAGCATCCGTAATACCGGTTTTCTTTTTCCGCACTTCTTTATCTTCATAATACTTGATACGATATAATCCATAACTTAAAGCAGAAACACGGTCTTTGTTAATGCGGCGAGAAATTTGCTCGACCGCTATTTGCCCTGCCGCGCCACTGGCTTTTAATTTTAGATTATTCATCTCATCAATAAGTCGCGAAGTCATGGTATAAGGTAGAAGAAATTTTTCCCGACTTAAATAATTCATTTTCTGGCCTTTTTTTGTAGTCATTAGTTTATCTTTTACGATACGTTCATTAGCGAGTAATAATAAATTGCCACTATTAATTTGAACGTAAAGATTAGAATAAATTTCACTATTCATTGTCGCGTTGGCTTTAATATTGAAAATAACCGCATTAGGACTTTTCTCTTGGCCGCGAGGAATAGGGTAATTGTCCTAATCGTTAATTACATAAAGCGGTTCATAGGTTTCGCCATTTGGGCCATACGAAGGAACAACTAGAGCATCAATTAGACCGGCACCACATTTATATTCCATAAGAGTCGCTAATTCTTACGCGGGATTTTACCCAGCTTTACATTACTGTAAAGATTAGACTATATCTTCACCCATAATATTATGGGGCTCTCCACTTCGGGCCGCTTGGCCCTACGGCTTTCGCCTAGTCGTTGAACGTTCAAGAAAAATCAATATTTTCAGTTAAATACGCCCATCGTTCGTGGCGGCGAATAGAATTTGCGTAGTCTTTACATAGTCCATACATTCTATCGATTTCCGCACCAGAATATTTTTTTGATAATAATAAATCTATTATTTCTAAAACTTGTTTTTCAGTCAGTTTACTTAGATTATTATTCTCACCACGCTAGGTTTTTAAACCAATATTAAAAGCGTGTTTTACATTCTCAGAACAAGTGGCCCATTCTAAATTACTTATATGATTATTTAATTTATTGCCGTCAATATGATTAACCTACAAAGTATCCATATCATTACGAGGGGAAAAATTCTCCAACATTAGACGATGAACGGAATAAGTATGACGTTTATTATCTTTTGAAATTAATCGCACTTTTTCATATCCATATCTATCAAGATGTGTAGATAGAAATCGTTTGCTAAAGTGGCTATATACTTTTCCATCCTCAGTTAAAGAATAATCATACTTCAAATCATATTTAGAATAGGTAATTGGGAATAATTTTTCCATAATATTTAAGCCTCCAATAAAAGCTTTATTTTTCTTGCTTCGCTGCTGATTGTCCCAGAGGGAGTTCCCAGCAATTCAGAGAGTTTTTCAAATAGCTTACGCTATAAGGGCGCTAAGTGCTATTTTAACGCCATTACCGTCGATTACAACCTCTTTTGGTCTATATTCTTTTACTAGTCCTTTGATGTGCGCGGCCTAGGCTAAAAGGTTCATTTTAGTGAGGTTTTGTGTAAATACCACTTCTTTGCGCCAGCCGCCATCACGAGGTTTGACTTTAAATACAAAGATAGAGGTATCGTTTTCGCCATATCTTGCGACGTCAACTGACATTAAATAAAACCAACCCTTATTAACTTGATCTTGAGTAAGGTTATATTTTTTTTCGCAATGTAAGAGAGCGCGTGATTTTTCTAACTTTTTGGCATTGAACCAAGAATCAGAGGAACCGCCAGTCCATATACTCATAGATTCACGAGCAAAACCATCGCTGGAGAATGAACTGGAAAGTTTTTGGTCTTGAATAGTTTTCTTATCAAATAGGCCATATCGTAATGGTAATTCGTAGCTGGCGCCGCAAATAAAGTAATCTTCAGGCTCCAATACGGCTAAGGTAGTTAATTCTATTAAACGTTCGTAAGCAAAAGTATTCTTTGAGCCAGCGCTCGTGATATATATCTACTATGAATGAGGTTCTTCGTCGTTCTGGCCGCCATCTGCTGTCATTCGCGGAATATTCATCCAAATATCTTTACCCCACTTGGGGCCATAGGGCTCGTATTTTCATACGAAGTTGAGACTATATCTTCACGCATTAGCGTGTGCTCTGTTTCGAGAAAAGTCGTTAATTTTTCTCTACTCCCTTTTGGGATAGTCGTTGAGCCAAAAAATCGGTAAGTATTTTGTCAATTTTATTGAAGTCTTTATAGGAAATTTCGAGTAAATCGATATTATTTTTTTTACAATAATCACGCTTTTTAGCGTCATTAGCTAAAGTTGTCTGAAAAGCTTTTTCATCTCCAAAAGTATTTCTAAAATGCTATTCTCCTTGATATTCAACAGCGATATAGTTGTTGATTAAAAAATCAAAACGCTAATGAGTTTCAGGGATGCTTGCTTGAAATTCATAGGGGATTTGTTTTTGCTCTAAAAAGTCAATTATAGCTTTTTCTCCTTTACTTAGTCGCGGGGCACATCTGGGGCATCCTTGACTTTTCAAGAAATCGTTAATTCTTGTTTTAAATATAAAACCGCACTTATGACGAATAGGAATTTTGTCAGTGCCAATGAAATCTTCGACCAAGACTTCATACTCGTTTTCTCCATATCGTTCTTCTATACGTTTTAAATAATTAATATGTTTATGTGCTGGACTTTTGCTAGAGCAAAAAGGGCAGTTTATTTGTTTTTTATTAGTGGCATTACCAATACTTTTTTCCCAGATGCCGTTACATTTTAAGCATTGTAAAGTTGTGTTTTCTTTAATTGATTTTCCATACTCTAATATTTTTATTTGATATTTTTCGCATAATTCAATAAATTCATTAACTCGCTTACCATCGCAACGAGGGCAGAATTTTTGTTTTTTTAAAATATTATATGCGCTTTTAACAGTTCTTATAAGGCCACAACGTTCGCACTTAATAGTTATAGGATAACGCACTCCACTATATTCCAATATAGTAAAGACTGCCGTGGGAAAAGTTGTTTTAATGCGTTCGGAAAATTCCTATTGAGAAATAATTGACATAAATATTTACCTCCATTTTGGTTGCTGATTGCCCATTAGTAGAACTTAGGCTTTCGCCATATTCCATCTACCTATTTGTTTCTACTTTCGTGACCTTGGAGTTAGGTATAGGTAGCTTTAGGGGTTTCCAGCAGTTAAGAGCATTTTCTTTGCCTTTTATGCGGCAAAGCCACAATGAAAATTTATGGGGATTATTACTTCAGCAAGAGCGGTGCCATCGATAAGGGCTGCTTCTTCCATTACGCCACCCGTAGCACGCTGACCACGGGAAGAGGCTCCTAAGGTAAGGATTTGGAATACAGAACCATTTTTGAAGATAAGTTCAATGTAGTCTGTAGACATATGTTGAGTTAAAACTTCTGCTTTTAGAAGAGGCCAATAAGTCCAAATTTCTTCTAACTTAGACTTAACAATGGCAAGAGAAGATTTCTTGAACTCTGATACTACAAATCGTTTAGAACGCGGCAAGAACATACAAGATAAATAGCAAGACATTATTGCCAAAAAGGATTTAGATGTAGCACGAGTAAAGGTGCCAAAGAAATACCTATAACGCATCATTGCGCGTAATAAAATTCTCTAATAATAATAAAACTTAATAGGACAATTTTTAGTTGCGATTGTATCTAAGAAGAGGTCAGGATATAACATAAAGTATCTATTATAGTCCTAAAATAGTTTCTCATTCTTTTCTAAAAAGTCCTAAGTAATTACTACTCCTTTCTCTACTGGTATACCTTCTTTTAATTCGCCCTAAATAGGGTGGGAGGCTTGTTCGTTAATTGAGGGCATCATCGTCATCGAAATCATCCTCCAATTCGGCCGCACCTTCGTATTCAATTTCCACTTCTTCAGAAGAATCATCGTATACATATTCTTCTTCCATTTTATTAGCAAGTTCTAGTTGTTTGCGGCGGTTCTCTACTTGGTCGCCAATGGAGCCTTCATTTAGGACAAGACGCTGTAAATATTTTTGAATGTTTCTGATTGTAAAGTCTACACTGTCTTGCGGCTCGGTGTGCCACTTAGGTTTCCATCCACGTTTTTCGAGCCAAGTATAAAGTTCGCCAACGCTGTCAAAGTCGCCAATGTTTTTTGCATTTTTTGGTTCAAAGCCTTCAGTTTTGACGATGTTGTGATAAATTGCCATTTCATTTTTTGCGTCAAGGCCCGCGCGAATTTTTTGAGTAGCCAGTAATCCCACTTCGCATAGGCGCTTTGCGTCGTCGCGTTGGGTAGCGCTTACGAGGTTTTGAGTAGTGCAAAGGTCATTATAAAAGTTCTCCAAATAATGATAGTCATCATCTGAGCGTTCCATATCGGAGGGCCACTTTTGCCGCATTTTCGCGCGCCACGCTTCGTTAATAGTGGGAATATTATCTAAGATGGTGCCGTTTTCCATACTGAGGCGCCATTTTTCGTTTACTTCTTTCCAGTCTAAACCTGTATAGGAAGTATTTTCCGCCAGCAGTTTAATATAGATGCGCAATGTGCGCTCTCGGCCATTTTTGTAAATTCGTGTCCACTAGTCTATTAGGAAAGGAATATCTAGCCAACGACACATACGGTCAACTTCTTCTAGGTCGTCGGCTTTCACCATTCTTTCCAAACACTCTATACATATAAGGCTGCGGCCGTTCGGATGAAATGGGGATTTTGTAGGCACGAATTCTTCGGTTTGACGTTCCTATTTACAGTAGGGGCATTTAGCCATTAAGTTCACTTCCTACGGTGTATTTTATATGATGTATGGTATGATTTGCCGCATTTCTTTTTAGGTTTCTTGTTTGGGTATGCCTTTTACTAAACCACGACGTTCACGACTTTTGCGTTGGCAACTCTTGCATTGACTACAGTAGCCAGTGCGCTTGTCGCGAGACTTAGAAAAGTAGAAGGGGTGTTTGGGTAAAATTTGATGACACTTAGAACACTCTAAGCCTTCTATGCGGCCCATTTTGAGGTCGCTTTCTAGGCGTAGTCTGGTGGCGGCCCCAGTGAGTTTTTTAGGTATCCTGCGCCGCATTATTTCGCGGATTTGGAGTTCGGTATATTCTAAGCCTTCCTCGGCAAGTCGTTGCTAAATTATAAAGACATTGCGATGGGCTACGCGCTATTCCAATATATATTGCTCCACATCAGTAAGGTCCGCGTTTTCAATGAGAAGTTCCATATCGAATAGAATGGCGCGAGTAGAGGTATAGGGTTTATCGTAGCAGTGTTTAAGAAGATTTACATAATTATCTAATATGGCCATGATATGAGTAGGATTCTCATAGTCAAGGACGTTATTGCTTAGTTTCCAATAGAGGTTGCCATCTTCATCTTCGGGAACGTCTTCTAGGGAGGGCTACTCCATATCAAAAGGTTTGGGGTTGCGCTTGCGGGCGCACCATTCCTCAGGCCGCAACCATAACCCAGTAGAGTCGTTAAAATTGGGTTCTACCTTTGCGGGCGCCGGCACATTAAAGAACTTTAGGGTTGGTTTGTAGGCATCCTTTAGATAGTATTGGTGGCGTCTTATGTCGATGAGGGTATGACCTAATTGGTAGAGACGATATTTTGTTATAGGGTGATTGCGAACAAAATCGTTGGGAGGAATTTTGCCTCTATACATATCGTAGCGTTCTTGAAGGGTATCTATGCGGTCCCATAGTTCTTCCATACCGGGGACGTCCGCGTCTCCTATGTCAAGGAGGGTTCCGTCTTCGGCGTATTTGGGACGCTTTATTTCAGGCTTTATTACACGGTAGCGCGGGCCGCGGTCATTGTCTGCTTGTTTGGCTTCGATTTGCGGCGCGGTATTGGGGTCCTCAAGTAGGGCGTCGAGGGATTCGTTTTTTTCGTCTTTGGTTTGCCAACTATTGTATTTGCGCTTGGGCTGGGTAATTTCTTTGCGGTCGCGGGCGCTTAGGTATTTTTCGTCTTTACCAAAAAGAATGTAGTCGGCCATTTGCTCCAGGTCGGTAGCGTTGGGGGTGGTTTCGAGGTTATCCAAAATCTCTATAATTGCGGCATTGCGGTCTGCGGCAAGCACGATATCAAAATCAAGAGAATAGGCTTTTTTGCGTGCCAAGTCATTCATCTCCAAATAAGTTTTTTTGGGGGTAAGGGAAACTTAAGAAGTTTTTCTTTAGAATAAAATTTTAGGCATAAGAAAACGAAAATGTTTTTCTTTATGTTAATATTTTAACACAAAATTTAAAAAAATGGAAATTTTTGGTAGGAAGGAAAGAGGGGAGGGGAGAAGATTTTTTTGGGGTGGGGAGGGGAGGGGAGGAAGAGGGGAATAAAGGGGAGGGAGAAATAAAGGGAAGAAAAAAGAGAAGAAAATAAA